ACCACGCAAGCATCTATTCCACCCTTCGCAAAATACTTAGTCTTTGGACATAGATACTCTAGTCTAACTACTGCGCCATATCTAGTAAATCCTCTAAGAGTGCTGTGATGGTCTTCTCCTGTATTGGTCATTCTTCTGTTGGGGTCTGTGAATATCCAGTCTTTGGCGTAAGATCCCATAAAGTTGGCACAAATATATCTTAATCCTACGGAAATATGATTCTTGAGAAAGAAATGGTTCATGGTTGGGTTGATACCCCATTGCCTCGCTTGTTGGGCTTCTGCTACGGAAAATCCTACTTCTGCTATTTCGTCCAATTGGTACCGTGTTGGTACCAGTTTCTTGTCTCCTAATTCTAGTAAATCTGCTAGGTCATCGTCAATACTGATTAATCTTTCATTTTCTGGAAACCAGTTGTGGTAAAACTTACGCTGACTAGAAATACCACGAACACCTACGATAATTTGATACTCGTCTTTTAATACAGAACTGTAAAGTTCTTTCTGTTGTTCGTTGGCGACAAAGACATGTATCTTGCTTTTATCTACTTTAAGTCTTTCTAATGTGGCTAGGGTTTGATCTCGGCAAATCTCTGCTCTTTGATAAGAAGGGATTACAACTTGATATTTCAACGCCCTACCTTAAATTCAGTTTCACCTTTTAAGGCAGAAGCCAATCCTACTTCTCGCTGAGTTCTTCGCTTTCTTGCTTCTTTCTGTTCGACCGCAAATGAAAAACAATCTTTCATGCCCCTTAAACAATAATAAACAACAGTGTATCGGTATGAATCTTTCTGAACATGGGCAATCGGTGTTACGCCATGAAGATATCTGTATCCTGGCCAAAATACTACCCAACCATCTCGGCAGTCTAATACCATATCGTATTCGGGTAAACTTAAATAGCCACCTCTAGTTCCTCTTCTAATAATTGGCATGGCAGACCACATATCAAAATTGTTTCCGTCAAAATGATATGGCAGTGTTGAAGTTTTATTGATAACTCCACTGGTCCACAAACTGCGTTCGCTTAATCTCCACTCATCTGCTACTCCTGCGGTCTCAACAGTATCTGCTGCGTAAGCATCTGGAACTATTTCCCTAATAATATCGGCTAATACATCTGCTGTTTTAGTTAATACATCGTGTTCTTCTGGTTGATCGTAAGATAAAGCAGTAGGACGACATGCTTCTCTTGTTTGAAAAGGTTTTCTTGGTGCCATGCCGAAAGTTCGAGAGTGATTTTCTACACCAGTTGATTGTCTTGTAACACCTGAAGAAGAATACTTTATTGAGCGAACAGCCTTTCTTAATTCAGGCACAACTTCTTTAGGAAGAGGCATGTAAACTAAAAATGGCTCGTTAGATTCAGAGTCCACAAAAATACCTGCACTTTTTACATTTGCTTCCATTTCTGGAACATCAATACCTTTTAACTCTTTTGTTTTTTTTCTGTCAATAACTCTTTTAACTGGAATAACTTCTAGGTCTTCAATCACTTGGTGCCTCTGTTCCTGTTACCTCTGCGATAGCACGCAAAATTGCGTCTCCGTTACTATCCACATTGTACTTCACTCTTAGTTCGGTAAGTCTGTCCTGAACCCAAATATATTGATCGTTGGGAAACTCACACATAAGTAATCTGACTGTTCTTTCAGCGTAGTGGGAGGCTCTTTCAGACATAGTAGGTCTTCTATTGATTCCTTCTTGAGATAATTGACCTCCACCAGCAACACCATCGACCATACTTCCAGTTTCTTCATACAGTGGGGTGTTGGACTGTTCTTCTATTAGTGCTATTAAATCATCAATATCTTGGCTGTCATAACCAGTGCCTTCTAAACTGATATCTTGAAGTAAGTCTAATAATTCTTGTTCATCATAAGTTCCTAGTTCGCCCAAACGATTGTCGGTGGCTACTATTTTCTTTGCTTGGGTAGCATTTACATCTACTTCTACTATGTCAATTCTTGTCCAACCGCTTTCTTTTGCTGCTTGCCATAGATGATTACCAGCCAAAATATATCTAGTTGATGCTTGTATGACGATAGGTTTGTATTGACCATTAGTCGCTAAAGATTCTTTTAACTTACTGATATTGCCTCTTCTTGGGTTGTTGGGAAAAGGTAAAAGACTATCTATTTCCGCACTGATAATTTCCATTATTCTGTCCTTTCGTTAAAAGGGAGCATACCCTTTCTTCTTGGCTCTTTCAAATAATAGCCATAAAGAACCAACACCATAAGGATTTTCGCATTCTATCTTTTTATACTTGATTGAAAACTCTTCATCGGTTGCATTTTCTAAAAAATCATTTATATCTTGAAACTTTCTTCTTTGGCCTTTTTTCATAATTATCCCTTCTTTCTAGGGTGAGAGCCTATCCTGTTGGAAGGGTAATAACAACGCAGATAGACTCTCACATCTATAGAGTGATAATAGATAAGTATGTTGTACCACGAACATACACTTACCTATCGGGTTAAGTAGTCGGACGGAAGGAACAACTACCACTCGCATAACCCAATTCTATAAACACTCAGAGCAATAATTCATAACCCTGATGTTCTTGCTTGTTAATGAAAACCATTTTCCGCAATGGCTACACTGGACTTTTAACATTTTTTGGTCACTATATCCTCTTTTTTCAAGAGCATCAATCTTCTTGCCAATAGAAATAATTTTTTCACCAAGGGAAGTCACTGTCTGTTCCTTCATTTTCTTTAATTGGTGTATTTTGTGGCTCGGCAATGTATTTCGGTATTACTCCAACAAAGTCAGAGTTGATTTCTAAACTTTTTTTCTCTTCTCCGTCTTTGGCTATGTAGGTATTTATTTGAAATCTACCTTGAACTATTACCTTGTCGCCTTTTTTCAAAGCATTGGCTGCTCCTGCTGCTTCGGCATTCCAAACAAAAACACGATACCAAGTTGTCTCTTGCTCAGTCCATGTTCCATTAATGTTTTTTCTAGGTGTATTAGCAACATTGAAAGATGTCACGGATACTCCTTTGGGTGTTTTTCTAAACTCGGCATCAGAGCCTAAGTTTCCTATCACTGTAATTACTGGTTCACCAGCCATTTTGATTCCCTTCTAGATATCGATAACTTCCGTCATCTGTAAGTAGAACAATAGCACCACTAGGCAAAATCAATGGTGTTTCTTCTGGTTCTTGCCAAGTCGCAACCATTAGCCCTGCTTGGTTAGATGCGGAAGGGTTCATGTGTACACTATCTGTGCCCATATTGTGGCATTCATGGTGTAGTGCCACAAAGTTAGAACAGGTATCTTTACCACCTCTAGATCGTAGTTTTCTATGATGTAAAGCCCATGAGCCACCAAGTGGTTTACCGCATTTTTCGCAGTAGTTTTTACATCTAACTCCTACCATCTCTCTGATTTCAGTCAAATCTGTTTTACCCTTACTCAAGTATTTGCTCTATTCCTATCCAGACTCCTTGATTTATCCCATAAGTTTTAGTTGCTTGTATGAGAATAACCTGAGAGTCGTCTTCGTATGCTACACCAGTCAGTCCGTCTAAAACTGCTCTGATTAGTTTGTCTAGGTCAGGCTTTACTGCGGGGAATGCTCTTTTTGCTGATTTTGGTTTGAGCATAATGAAATCTAATTCTACTTTGACTGCACTTGCAACAGGTTTGAAACCAAATAGTTCTGCGTTTCTTGCTATGTCAGCACGCCAAACGGCCAAGTCTTGAGAACGAGAATGAATCATAACTCCGGGTCTAATAAACTTCATAGAACCTTGAGGTACTGGTCTTCCTTTAACAAAAAACGAATCTTTCAATACCAGTTCCTATCTTGATGAAATGCCCAAGCCTCACATGGTGAACCATAGCGGACTTTAATATAGTTCAGCCCCCAAGTTATTTGAGTTACTGGACTATCTAGAAATTCAGCAATTTCCTGTTCGGTATTTTGGCTCATGTGCCTTTGGGGTATGCCGTAATCTTGGGTGGGGGACTTCGCCTCATAATTCCAAGCAGATTCTTTACCCCATAATTTACCTAAGCATTTCCATTGCTCTTGATTCCAGTTATATTGTTTCTCTGCAATATTGCGGGCAAAACTCTTTGGGTCGGTAAATTCTTTGTCTTGTGCCCAAACGCTTTGCCCAACTGGGGCATGGACATGGGTTAAAGGGCTTGCAAAGGTCATTATGGCGGTCAAATATCCGCCAAGGTAAAACTTTAACCGCTTTATTTTCTTTCCGTTCTGAGGGGCTTTTAAGCCCTTTTGTTTCCTATTCATTTGCCCTCCTTTTATAGAATGCGAGTCTTAGAACTCTCTTCTAATTCGTAGGCTTTGATTCGGGTATGTTTTCCACGAGCACGGAGTCGCTCGTAATATTCCTCACTAGTGGCGGAACTCTTCCATATATGCCACCTTTCATAGTCGCAGTTTGCACATGGAACTACGGCTTCTTTCTGGGTCTTGTCAATGCTATCATTTTCAGAGCATTGGACACCATGTCCATCAACCCAATATTGCACAAATATCCAGCCTGCCTCACAACCATCTGTATGCGTGCAGATGCAAGAAGGCTTACCGCAATGTTTACCCTTCCTCATTTTTACCTCTTTCTTCTCCAGCCAGTCAAGTCTGGAACTTTTATTCTATGAACTTCTGCCATGTGTGCCGAAAAGGGAATTGTTGGGTCAAATAACAGCCCTGCTCCAACTTCCCAAATCACGATAAATCCTTCACAGAAAGGGCAAGACATAGATTCCCAACCCTCGCCAATTTCTTTATCGCCAATAAACATATTAAGCCTTCTGTTCAGAATACATTCTTTGGGCTACTCTTAAAGCATAACTAGGTAAATCTTTCAGGTCTTTACTTACTGCTTCATCTATTGCTAGTAAAGATATTCTGCCGAATCTTTTAGTCATCTGACCAATTCTTGCTGATTCGGCTGTCGTCAGAACTCGTGATTGTAATTCTGATACATACCAAATAGTAAGAGCAATACAACCATTGATATCGTTTTCGGCATGAAGTATGTCCCATTGTTCTTCAACCAGTTTGCTCATATTCCAAGCATTGACCCCACCTGCTCTTGCTTGACCAAGTTTCTCAGATATTCTTTCAACTGCATTCTTTGCTGAGATATTAGTTGGGGCAAGCACTACCTCCTTAGATATATCTATATCTAAGGATATTGGGTTGGGTTGGGTTGGGTTGGGTTGGGGGTGGCGTTTCTTTTCCGTTTCTTTAGTTTTTGCTTTTTCACGAAACTTCTTTAGCCGTAATTTAGCCTCGTCCCTTTTCTTGTTTACCTTTTCTCGAGTTGGTTGATACTCTGTATAAGAGCGGATTAGAAATCCTTTATCTACTCTTTCCCATAAGTTTTGGTCTTCCAACTCATCACTTGGTTTGAATGGATTATCCCCTACCAAATTAGAAACAATTTGATAAGGGATTAAACCATCAGTTAGTTGCCTATTTGAATAACACAATCCAGTTATGAATAACCGAAATGCAGCATCTGATAATGCGATAACTTTTGGGTGATCTGAAAAGTTATCATCGATTCTTACCCAGCCCAAAATAAACTCCTTCCGTAGTTAAGTTTCATTATGGCTCATAGTTTTAGAAATGCCCTTCATTTCTTGACGGTGAGCCGAGTCGATTCTCTGCCAACCTTGTATGGAACATGACCCAAAAGTTTGCGAACTTCTTCTTCGTCCACACTCTTTCTACCTGCTGTTATGCTCCAATTTATCCTGAGACCATTTTCAGTTATCCCACTAATCCCTTCGAGTAAAGATTTGATAACATCTTTCTCTTTTTCTAGATTATTTATTTTCTCATTGATCTCAAGATAATACTCTGCGGCCACCGCTATTTTGACATCTTCAATAATTGCGGTTTCCGCTACGGCTTTTGGGCGACCAACACAACCTTTCACGCCACTAGCATCATAGAAAGAACAATAGTTTTTACAGAATACTGCGTCTTTTTCTGCTGGCGGTGGAGTTTGAGATTGTCTTACTTGCGCTAACCAAGCGAGAGCCTCCTTACATACTTCAATATCAAATGGCTCACTGTGGTAAACAATATCTCTTTCATCTCCATCTCTGGGTATGCCAACAAGAGTTACTGTTTTTACTTCATATCCAGCACGACTAGCAAGATATCCATATAACTGTACTTGCCAGCGTTGCGATTTAGTAGGGAAGTATCTACCTAGATTAGATTTGGTACTAGTTTTCCAGTCGATAACTTCATGGTTGATTTTGTCATACATGTCAATATGACCAACCATTTCATCTTCTGGTGAATCGAACTCTTGTTCTAATAAGAACCTTTCCGCAAATGGGTCTTGTTCATAAAAGATTTTCTGTAAGTAGGAGTGAATACCACTTCCCATAATAGAGGCTAGAGAAAGAGTATTTTGATTAGTAGTTTCTTGGTTGTTCAACTTATACCAAAGTTTTCTTGAACAACCACCAACCTCGCTAGGTCCAACTATTTTTTGCTGAGACCTAGCAGATTTGCTGCTTGACTTGGTTATTATATTGATTAGTTCATTGACCTGAGTCATTGATTTTCCCTTCTTTTGTTTGAGCGTAGAGTTTTTCTATGTAGTGCCTCCAGCAGTTAGTTATTTCTTCCCACATACTTTCGTCACGATCCATGTTTTCAACTATTTCTTGCCATTGTTCGTTTGATATTGGGAAGTCTTTACCCTCGTTGAGGTTTTCAACAAGGTGTTCTTCTGCTTCTTCTTTTTCAAACATAGCCACGAAAATATGATTATCGTCTGGCAAGTGCTTGATCATTTCTTTTAGATAACTAACTTTCATTGATATACCCTTCTCCTATTAGTCCTTCGAAAAAATCCCATATTTTCGTTAGACCTTCTCGAGTTTCTTTATCTCCAGCCAAAGAAGCCAGTACGATTGCTTTGGTTAAGGTTTCACCAAACTTCTGGACATCTTTGTATTCATATCCAAGCATGATAACTCCTATACTTCTAGTGAAGCCCTAACGGAAGTCCCGATAGAGCGAGCGATATCTACTTGAGTTCTTACTCTTTGAGCATTTGCTCTTGCTGCTTTGACCATAGCGTCAGTAATTTGCAAGTTATGAAATTCGTCAGCGCATTGCAGAAGTGCTGTGTCTGCCACATCTTGAACACGCATCTTCTGAAAGGAAGTTCCAACTTCAATTCTTGCTCTTGCTATGGCTAACTCAAATGCGCTCTTCGCTTTATGGTAAGCCAATTCTGCACTTGATAATTCTTCATGCGCTAAGTCAATTTCTTTACTTAACTCATAAAGTCTATTTTCTATTCTTACTGGTGTGATTGCCATATCGATATTCACCTCGTCTACCAACTTGAGTGGTAAGAAAAACCAAGTTGGTCTAAATCTGGCAAGTTGAAGATACGGTCTAGTTGGGTAATAGTATCCGTGATAGATTCCCAGTACCATTGATCAATGTCTGTTCCGCCAAAAAAGAAACCCTCTGTCGGTGGAAGCAGACTAGGATTTTTTTCTTCCAGTGTTTTCTGGCAAAGGGCTTTGAGTTCTTTTAATTTATCGATACCAACATCGTAGTTGCCACAATCGTCAACTCCCTTTTGAACATTCTTAACAAACCAACCATGAATCGCATTGGCTTTTCTCCAGTACGCACAAACAACTTCAATCGTTGCTCCATAGATGTCTGTAGCAACATTGTCCATTTTGCTTGCGGTAGCGACTAAAGCAAATTGTGGATTCACAGCCATTTTGTCTCTACTGGTATGAGCCCAATCTACTTTAGGTATATGTTTACTTGCTTCTAGATACATGTCTAGTCCCATATTATTTTCCCCTTCGGTTGAGTAAGTCGCAAATTACACACGGATTGTCTCCGTAAGTTCTATTGCCGCACTTACAGTTTTTGATATTTTCTTTTGGTGTTTCTGTTGGTTTGGGTGGTAATGGGTGGGGGTAAGTTAAGAACCACCCATCACGCCAGTGATATTCTTTAGACATTGCCGAATAAAGTTCCATTAGCAAACGGCTCGTCTATTATCCAGACAATACAATCATTATTGTTTTTATTCTTTCTTGTTTTGCCTGAATCAATTAGTAGTCCGTCCAGAACTAATGAACGCCTACTTGCCGAAATGGTTTGGTGGCTACCTTGTAGAAGTGTTTCTAGTTCGTAGTCGGTGTAACCATTTCCATTATTAGCAGCAATCTTGTCGTAAACCAATCTGCGAATTGTCCCAGAATACGGCAGTATTTTTTCCGCTGATTTACGACTTGTTGATTTTGCTTTTTTACTTATCAAAACTACATTATCGTCAACAGAGCGAATATATTTCCCAGTCTTTTGCGCTGTTTCTATGTAATGATGTCTTGTAAGTATTTCATATACTTCTCTCCTAGTTTGATGAGGTGCCCACTCACCATTAGGTTTAAGAGTCATAAAATCATATGCAACTGGGTGTGCTTCACAAGCACTAGATTCATAATCACAAAGCCAAAGTAAGTTTTTACTTGGTCTTGTGATGCGAACCCGACACCAATAGCATTGATCTTCCATTAGTTCCATATTTACCCTTCCGTTTCTTGGATTTTCACCAGTAGATACTCTTTCAATGTAATTGGACTGCCATTGAAACGAGTTTGTTGCAGTAGTGGTCTTGGTATCACTACATCTAAGATATCTTTATTGCTCAACCAAATTGCTTTTAGTTGCTCTTTGGTATCAGCACCATCAATATCTGTTAGTATTTGCAACCACTTAGTTCCTTCGGTCGGCTCTGATGTTTGGCTAACCGAATCATCTTTAGATTTACTAGCAGAAACAATAGCCAAGTCAATTTTCTTTGGCTTTATTTTCTCTTCGGCTACTAAATCAACTTGGCTCATTTCTTCGTCAGTATAAATACCTGATAAATCATTAGGGAATGCTTTACGCAACGCTAATGATTCTGCGCATTTAGCCAACATAACATCAGGCATCTTTTTCCATATTGGATTATTCAATACAGCATAAGATTCCCAACGAGCAACTGCCCAAGTTGGTTCAGTGAAATTAGTGCGATAAACACCAATCTTTGCTGCGGTGGGTGCTGTGTTGGATAACCAAACATCTTTCCAGACACCATCTTCACCACACCAGTATGGAGCAGTTTGACCTGCGTACTGACCGCTTCGTTGAGCAATAATTCTGAAGCCATCAATACTAGTTTGTATGCCCCATCGTCCACCGCGATTTATCATATAAATCTGACGAGCAAATGGATCAAGTCCAGTTCGCTGTGCTTGGTGAAAGAAAAATGCTAAATCGCCAGAGTCGGCTTGCGCTAACCCAAGTGATTTAAGTGCTGATAATTGCTGGGCAGACCAGTAAGTCTGCTCATTTGTTATTGCGAGTGATGTACTCATTTTTTCCCCTTCGTTTTTTTGTTTGGTATTCGGTTTCTTTTATTTCCGCTTCGTACTCAGCATCGCAGAAAGGACATGTAATCCCTTTCATGGCACTCGTACAATCAGGACATATATCTATGTCCATTTCTTGCAGCACTTCTGCTAATGCTTTAGTTGCTGCCTGTTCCATGCCTTTAATCCAGTCAGGTTTTGCCATGGTAATCAACTCCTTGCTGAGTTAGAGTGACTAGTTTTTCTGCTAGTTCAACTAACTCTTGAAATGATGCTGGCAGTTCTTCTGTTTCGCTCATGATTTGTTTCGTACTACTGGCGTGCGTAAGTTTTCACGCCAATTTTCAATGGTTGAATACTTCCACAGTGGTGTTCGACCATACTGTTTGTCGGGCTTCGGCATTTGTTCCCTAGCCTTGTAAGCAGATATTGTCTTAGGTGAAACACCTAATAAGTTGGCTACCTGTTTGCTTGTTAGATAAACGACACCATTTTTTAACATACTTGTATTTGCTCCTGTTCTTATAGTTCCCATCACAAAGAACCTTTCTTCACTATCTGGCCAAACATAAGGAATGTTGTCTGGAACCATATAGGTGTAGAACTCGGGTGCTTTGCGCATGAGATTTGATTGGTGAGTTAAATGAAGTAATGAATCTTCAACCCACCAAGGTTTAGTGTGTATACCAGTATTTGTGTCTAAGAATTTGAATAACAAAGAATCATTGTATCCTCTGTTCTTCCACTCTAAACATATTGCTATACCGTAGTCACACAATGCTCCCATATAGTTTGCCCACATGCGTGTGGCTGGGTGATTAGACCAACCATTAGATTTTCCTGTCAAGCAGTTGAGTATTTGATAAGCCTCAACTCTTTGCTTGCCCAATCGCTTATTGTCAAGCGACTGGGCAACGACAGCAAAATCTGAATCTGTCATGAATGTTTGCACTTAAAACCGCCAGTCATATCCACATGTTTGAGTATTGGCGTCACATTCCCACCAAAGACCAGAAACAAAGAACACAAACAGTCCTATTGCTAATCCAATAAAGATACTTACAACTATCCGACCCCTGCGGGTTAGATTAGTTTTGTGTCCGTCTTGGATTTCAAGTGCTTGAAGCCGAAGCGAAATCAAAGTCCCAACGATTCCGCTTAGTATAAATAAGCAAATCATGTAAAACATAGATACCCTTCTTTCTTGTTAGTTTCGTCTGCGATAGACAGCCGAATTTTATTTTCTAGATATACGAACTTTTAGACCAGTAGGATTCCACTCCGCTAGGTCTGTATTTACTCGTTCTTCAATTAAGGCAGTAACTTCCGCTCTTGCCTCTTTTGCTTTTATTTTTTCCAGTTGTGACTTTGGGGTAGGTACATCAACTGTTACATAGAAACGAGCCTTCATTATTTTCCTTTCAACATATCTTCATGGAACTTCCACAAAGACTTGCGGTCATCTTACAGTTTCAGCCTACAATCACCCTTTATTTCTGAGGGCGTTTTGCCCACTCAAACAAAGGAGTTATACGACCTATAGAGCCTTCGGCAAATAAGGGTTGGGGTTTACCCTCAGCCACTTATATGTGAAGGCTCTAATAGGCGTATAGAGTTTTGTCTCTTACGGGCTACACAGTTAGTAAAGATTGTGCTTTGCTTTTGAACTTTTCATTCACACCAAGTATTAATCGCTCGGCACGAAGTTCATCTTTACCTTCTTTACTTCTTACTGGTTTAGCCCAATCAGACCACTCCGCAACAGCGTTGTAGGCAGCCCATTTAGTTCCAGCAATATTGCTTTGTGTGGGTGCTTTCCACAAAGCAAGTAATTCATTGCGCTTTTGCTCAAATGAGTTCTCAGCCCTCTTAGTCATTTCACCTTTAGGTTCAGGAACTAGAGTTTCAATGAACTTCTTGTATTGTGCATCTGAGAATTTCTCAGACAATAATTGTTCAACTTCTTGCTCGAAAGCCTCTTGGTATCTGAAAACAACACCCAAAGTCTCTCTAGCCTGTTGAACTTTAGCGGTAGCACCAGCAGTATGCTTCAGTGAAATCTTAGACTTTGCCGCAGCAAGTGCTAAGCGAACTGTGTTTGTGCATACTGCTCGGATAGGTGTAACCGCAACAGTGAAGGAAGATGAACCATCGTGGCTATTAACAGCCATAATGTAGTTGTCTACTACATCTGCCCCATTGGCTAACTTCAATGATTCAGGGAACTTCATGGTCATAAATACTCGACCGCCCTCTTTCAATGAACCAGCAGTTTCAAATACCGCACCTGACTCATCTGCAATATGATTTAAGAAATCAAATGCTTCTAAGTTTTGAATAGGTGTATATCGGTTACCGACTACACCGAGTGCGGTATAACCCAACTTTGGGTGATTACGATAAGTAATAAACTTATCTTTTAATACAACAGTCTTGTCATCAACTATTGTGCGTATTGGTTCTTCACTTACTTTTACTGGCCACTCTAACTGTGCAGTTTTAAGTGCATCTTGTGCGGTTAGAGCATTCGGCGTAACTTCACCGAGTTTGTGCCAAGCGACTTCTCTGTTAGAAAAGAACGCACTGGTACCGTCAGCAAATTGCTCTATTTGGTGAGCCATTTACTATACCCTTTCGTTATTCTGATGAGGCTCATCAGTAGTGCCATTTAGCACTAGACCCTGCCAAGGCAGGGTTTCGCCTTATTTAACATTCACCCACTGGCAAGCAACACGAAGTAAGTTGTCATAATCGCCCGACATAGATGCCTTCATATATTCATCTATTTGCTCTTGTGTTGCCCCTGCTTTCTTTAGGGCAGATTTAACTGACCCCATAATTGCGAAAGCATTTCCGTCATTACCAGTAAGTTGAACTACTGTATTGAACTTAGCCATATTTACCCTTTCTTTAACTAACAGACTCGTCAGTGCGGTCATTTAACCGCATACACCCAACGGAAGTTTTTTAAGCGTTTCACTTAGGCGTTTCCACTGGGTGTTTCGTCTTATCTTTTTTCTTTGAGATATTCTCCAACCATTTCTTTCATCTGTATATCGGTAATAGAATCGTTCAATTCTTTAGCCGTATCTATACATACTTTGTATGAATCAGAAATGAAAACAGGCATGGTGGGAACGCCTGCGTTCATGAACTTCTGAAACGATTTCCAGTCAATGATGAAGCATTGACCTGACTTAATCCAACCTTTTCTTACACAGGCATCGCCGTAGTAGCCACCTGACTGGCATGCTATGTATGAATTATTACTATTTGACATTAGAAAGAGTTCCCTTCGTCATATAGTCGGTCTGGGTCTTCTTCGTAGCAGACACAATCCGATTCATCGCATTTATCACATGAATACATGCTTAATGCGGCAGGATCGCCTTGTAGATATTGCGGTTCGGCCATTATTTTCTTACCTTCATTATTGCGTAAGAGCCGTTTTTATTCATTTCTTCTAGAATTGGTTCTAGTTTTGGAACTAATAAGTCATTAACCATTTCGTTGATTAACTTTATCCTCACCGCTGGTGGTAGTGCCCACAACCGAGAAGATACTTCGTGCTTTTCATCTATGACTGTTTCTAGCAGTAATTGATGTTTGATAGTTTTCATGCGCTTACCCTTTCCTTAGTGCGGTTATTTTTTTATTCAACTTGCTTGTTTGTTCTTCTTGTATTGCAGTTAATTTTTTATTTAACTTATATATTTCGTCTTGAATGCGTTCTTCCTTGTCGCATTCTGCACACCAATAACCATAAAGACCATTGGCGAACAATGATTCAGCAACTACTTGTTTCATTTCCATACATACATTGCATTTTTTATATTGGCTTATCATAACTAGTCCTGATCTTCAATAATTACTTCAGACCAGTCACAGTCTTCATTAGTTAATTCACCCACTCCGTTGTAATCCAAACTGACAGAGAAGTCGTTGTCGCTGACTTCTTCATCTAATTCGCACTCAACAGTTAGTTTGTAAGTAACAGTGAATTCAACTTCCACCTCTTTGGTTAAGGTGATTTCTAGTTCCCCAGCCAGTTCTTTTAGTTCTCCGACTGTGGCTTCATCATTGTCTTTAACATGTTCGGTGATGAAATTCTTGACTATTTCTAATTTGCTAGCCAAGTTGCTTCTATATGTTCTTTCATATTCAAGTTGACTCTTTAATGTATCAACTGAATTGCTGTACTTAACTAACTCGTCAACTATTTCTTGCGAGTTATGGTCTTTAACGAACTCGGCAGCAACTGCTTCTACTGTTGGTTCGTCTGTTTGTATTTCTGTTGTCATGTTTTACCCTTCATATTTTCTAACGATTGGCTCGTCAGTATCGGCACTTACCGATAGACCCTACCGAAGTAGGGTTTCGCCATTATGAAATTTCTTGCAAGTGTGCTTGACTTACTTCTGCACCATTTTTCGCAGCCCAATAGACTGCTTGTAAGAAGGTTTCGTCATACTTCTTTTCGTGTTGCATGTTCTTTGACTTTGTTATTCGCTTGAACCAAGTCGGGAACTTTTCATTGGTGACATTAGTATTGATACCTATACGGCGACTAATATCTTCTACTGTATAGAAGTAAGGAACTACGGTGTCTTCGCCACTGCAGTTATAGCATTGGGTGCATCCCTGTTCTACTTTGTTTATGTAAGCACCGTCTATTGCTTCTAGGACTTTGATTCTTGCGTGTACATCAGCATAGTTTTTTACAGTTATTTTACCAATGCCTGTTGCCATCATCAGCCAAATTAACTGTTCGGTTATGCTTTTATTTTCATTTGACCATAACTCTTCGTGGTTACGGCAAGCAGTTATATCCCATGATAGTGCCATTTATTTACCCTTCTTAATCTGAACTCGTCAGCGTTGGCGTTTACCAACGGACTGCCCGAAGGCAGTTTCGTTCTTTGATTAATTGGTTAAGGCTTTATCTTTGATAAGTTTCCAGCCGACCATTTCGCAACTGTAAGCACGACCATCTAGAACTACTTGGTCACCAACACTTAGAGCAGTATGACTTCTTTCTTCAGGCATTTTGCCGTCAAGGAACAACTTCCATATTGCACCTTGATATAAATTAGTGCACTCGAACAAATAATCGAGCATCCTAATATCGTCCTCGTCAACTTCCCATTTATCGGTAGGAACTTCGAAAGACATTTCAGCATTACCTATTTTGCCTTTTTCAGCAAGAGCAACTGCTTGGTGTTGAAAAGCAGTCCACTTGATTGTTATATTCATTGTTACCCTTTCGTTAGTGTTTGAAACTGAAACGAACGACAGCCGAATCAGTATTTTTAATCAAGCGAACCATGTTCTTGAATATATTCGCTTGCCATTTTCTTTGCTTGCTCTCTTGTTACATATTTATAGACCCTAGAGCCTAGTGATAAATCACCAATACTGGCTCTAACCATAACTGTGTAATCATGCTTGATAATTACCCAGTCAATTTCTTTTAGAGTTAATTTATCCATAACTTTTCAACCCTCTTTCGTTTAGTTTAGGAACGACCTGAAGACCTTCCGTGCTTCAAGTCGGGACTGTCTTTGTGGACAATAGTGAAACCTTGCTTTGGCACAAGCAATAATCGGTAATTTTCTCTACCGCTAATGCCATTTTCAATTAAACAATTTCTTTGCATGCAGTAGTGGTAACCCAGTTCCCATCTTTCTGGATTAACTGGGTCGCCACAGGTAATACAGTTCACTACTTGACTTCCGTCTTAACATAAACTCTAGTCACCCTTGTTCCCTCAAGGTTTTCTAGTTCATAGATAGTTTCATCTTCATAGACATCAATTACCAAAGAAGGTGAATCAATATTCTTGTTAATAAAATTGACTCGCCTTTTTACAGAGTTTGCATTATCTTCGGGAGTAGCATAATCTCCACCACAACCGCAGGCACAACCAGTCTTCCCACGATATGTTTCATTGACATCTTGCATTTTGATAGTGTTCATTGGTTACCCTTTCGTTTTCAGACAGACTCGTCAGTTACGGCGGATACCGTAAGACACGCAACAGGATGCTGCGTGTTTCGTCTTATATAATTAGTTGCACAACTTACTACCGCAAGATAGTTTGTTGATATATTTGAATTTACAGTTTGAAGTCATTCGCCGTAGGTCTAATCTCTTTACCGTTGCGACCGGAATCACTTTTATCACTCGCTCTTTTGTTAGTGGAACTAACACAGTTATCGCGAAAGTAATATCCTCACCTAGAACTGGCTAAGTCGTCGTATTATCTTGATTGACCAAGTAGTAATCTTTGAAATGAATCAGTCTTGTTAAGTTCGCTTTTACGAGCACCCAAATTATTGTAACGATTTAGGATGCTGAGACTTCTCAAAGAGTTTCCTTTGACTATCCCTTCAGTATGTAATTATCAGGTAATAATCTTTCTGTCACCTTAAGAAGTTCCCTAGGGATTTAATGACTTCCTAAGTTCACCAGAGTTTTATCCCTGACCGTAGTTTTTTCACTTTTGAGTTTTGCCCCTTGGGGTTTCTGAAAACTCAGCCGTGCCTACCCCTTCATTTTACCGCTTCAGACTGTAAAACACTACCCCCACGACACGCTTGGTCTGCTTTGGTTTTAAGCCCTATCTTTTGATATACCCCCTAGAAGGGGCTTAGAAGCCCATTACAGAGGCTATTATTAAAATATAGTAGTTACTACTGGGATATAAGCGAAGAAGGCTCTACGCCCAATATATCGGCTAATTTGAGTATCGTAGAGAATTTGGCTGGCTTACTCTTCTCTAGCCTACACAGGCTTTCGGGTCGTATTCCAACCATATCTGCCAACGCAGACTGGGTAATAAACTTAGCCTTGCGTAATGCTTTTATTCTTTCTCCATTGACGATAGCGGTAGCAGACATAATATCCCATTCTTTATTTGTAATTGTAATGGTATTTATACCACGAGAACGACAGCCGAATCTAGTTTTTTTAATAATATCTCATTATTTGAGTAGTGTTGATTGATATTATATCTGTATCCTGCGTCAAACTATCACGGACGCAGGTCTAAGACCGAGTTGATGCCCCTCTGTCCCATGAGGTGTGGCTCCTCGGTCTTAGTTATTTTAGAAATATATCTGTATAGATATGGTCTTTACACCTTGATTACATCTAATTGACCTGTCACAATTATATTCCAGAAGGAGGCGAAATGAATAAGACTTATTATCAAGGCTTTGTTCGCAACTGTCTGAATGAGTTGGCTGAAATAGACCAACAAATAAACTTACTTGACCCTGTCGTAGATAAAGATAAAATTGCTTATCTTAGAGAAGAGTCGCTTAAAGTGCAGTTAAGAGCAGATGCATTTTGTAGGCGCACTTTAGTTATTTGAACTTTGGTCTCCCAAACCCGACAATAGCAACAGGTAAGTTAGGTTTTAATTTACCTCTATTGCTCTTTTGATATGCCCTAATTTTCAAACAAACTTCGCCACCATTTCTTTGATCACCCTTCTTGTCTGCTGCTGTATTACCCTCTACTGTTGTTACAGTACCATCATTATTATTTTTGACCACAATACCAACATGAGAGATTCTATCTACGCCATCACCGGGAAAATCAAAGAAAACAATATCTCCTGCTTGGGGTAAAGCAAGTTGAGCACTTACCCAAGTTTTATTTTTTTGAAAGGCTTGCGCTCCTGCTAAAGTAGAAACGCAATTAGGAACTTTTACTCCTGCTTGGTCAGCACACCACATAACAAATGAACCACACCAAGGCACGAAATTGGCTTTCGTGAATTTGCCATATTTTGTTTCATTATCTTTTGGTCCTTCAATAGTTCCAACTTCAGCCAACGCTATTTCAACCAAGCGTTCAGGTGTTCCTTGTTCAGCCACAATTACTCCTTGTTTTTTGTACCAGCAAAGTATCCGCCGATAATTCCAATCAATCCTACTAGGGCATTTTGAACTAGAGCAATAGCATCGGGATTTGTCCCCACTGCTTCACCTGTTAAGTTCTGCGCATTTAACATAGCGACATATTCCCCTAGTACGACCAAACCTATGAAACCCAGTATTCCTATGGTGATAGCCCACATCAATTTATCTTTCACTTATCATCGTCCTTTACCTCATCTAGCACTTTGTCTAATAGTTCTGCCTGTATGTCCTTTGGCTTAGACTTTAGTCCATTTCCAGCCAAAACACCAGCAAGACTTCCTGTAAGAAATACAGTCAGAGTAGTAACCAAGTCAATAAATGCCGCATCGTTTGGTGCTTGTTTCATGGGTTGAGTTACGAATACAAGAGCATAAAGTAATGAGAATACTGAGAAAGCAAATACAACTGAAAGCACTACACCGATTATGAATATCAACCGAGCATGTATCTGTTCAGGTGTCATTCTTGGTTTGCGCATTGTGGAGCCTCGCTCTCTATTTCCATGTCTGAAGGTAATACATCAGTAACGCAAGTTCCGTTCGCCTCGCATATTGGCGGTTGACATTCTTCACTCTGCCAGTTCTTCGGGTCTTGGCAGGGATATCTATAAAAGCCATCATAACCGCAACCAGATAAACCCAGAATAAGAAGCAACGACATAAGTATCTTAGTCATATTACTTTCCTTTGATTATCTTGTTTTCAAGGGTCTGAGTATAATACAGAAATGGTGCGCTTGTGTAAGCATCGTTCTTGGCTGCTATCTCAAGTGCCTTGGATATTGTTGCTCCTGCCTCCAGTGCTCCAATAGCATAGGGTGAACCTGAACCAACACCATAGAATCCAGTTCCATCAAGAGTTACGGACATATCATCTGTTATTTCGAAGACCTGTCCTCCAATAGCAATGAGAAAATTAAACTTGATTTCATCATCTTCTCTGTCCCACTTGTATTCATTTTGTTTGAAACAAGCCTTTAATGAAGGTATAACCTTCGCAACAATGAAGCGGTAAATATCATTCCACTCAACTCCTTTGGGAGAAGGTGGTTTCCAAATATGTTGCGCTATATCGCAAGGCGCACATTCACCCGAACCAGCAATAAGAAATGGACCACGCTGAGTTATCTTGACCATTTCGCCATGTCTTTGAACTCGACCATTATTAGATGTAACTTGACTATCAGCCCCAAAGATAACTTTATCTTTTTGCTGGACTGCAATTATTGTGGTCATGGCTCAATAATAAAGGCTAGAAAGAAAAATCGGCTAAGCGACCCAAGAAGGGAAGCCTAGCCGATATACCTTTTATTACTTTTTTGTTACTTTTTACTTGACTTTGACTTGAGTTTCTTACCAACCTCACTGGCCAGCACCTCTGATACTCGACCAAATGCTGGGTCTTTTTTATTAGCCCATCGCAGTGCTGTTGGTATTAGAGAGCCCCAAAGTGCATTGGCTACGAGAATCCATTCAGTTGAACTGAATTCAAGTGGTGACGAAATACCCTTGGCTTGTGTAACAACCATAATTGCTGCAATGACCTGACCAAGCAGGTTTCTTAAATATGATTCAATTGCTGCATTATTTAACTTCATACTACTCCTTTGCGGCAATCACTTTTACTAAGTCGTAAACATCATCGAGCCTTTGCCCAATGCTTGACTGCCTTTCCTCTAATCTTACTATACGGTCAGCAATCGAAGACCCTCCATTGGGCTTGAGTTCCATTAAAGTATCTTCTATGGGGCGAAGTCTTTCGTCTATGAATACCTCAAGACTTCTTTTCAATGGTTTATACACAACCTTTGCTCCTAACGCTAACAGACCCAAAAATGCTGCCGTAGTGGCAGCAATTAATTCTAAATAATCTTGCACAGACATGGTATAAAGAATACAACAATATTGTTGAATTTTATGGTCAAGCCAAGTCGCCTAACACCACAATGTCGCCATTATTGATGATCATAACTACCACATCGCTAACTGTGGGGGAGTAGGAGTGAAGATACCGAACTCCAGTTACCGAAGTAGAAGAACCTGAAATTTGAACACTTAACCTTGTATTACCATTAGTCTTTGCTGTTACTACGCCAAAGTGAATAGATACTTTATTATTTTGATTAGCAATACTTTTTACTATGTCTGCAAAATTCACGATTATGCTCCTATTACTACTTGCTCGCCAGTGGCTATAACTCTAACAGTTCTTGCGGTTGCCGACATATTACCTTGTGGCGTAAGGGGTATATCAAGTGAATCTATAATTACCAATCTATCTACTTTTGAGCCATTAGATTTAACATAAACTACATCTTGTGCATCTAAGGTTGGGTCCACTAAAGAGTCCCAGTTTATTACCTCTTGGCTACCTATGTAGATATTTAGTAAGTTAATTGCTGCTCGAACTGCCTCTGCTTCGGTAGCAACTAAACTTGTTTCTATAAATACTGGAACTTCACCAAACACACCAAACCTATAAGTTGGACTGGCAGGGTCTTCGTCCCAAACCTCAACTCTTATAGGTGTTGTCACTTCAGTTCCCTCTATTGTATAAACCACACCATTGTAAGTAGATTTGGTTGAAATAGTTCTGTTCAAAGAGGTAACTGTTGTACCGTTGCCTTCTACGAATGTTGCAACAACTACTGAGCCATCAAGAGTAGGAAATTGATTCATCACGGCTATGCCATTTTGGTCGAAATATAAATCAAACCCTACTAATTCTGCTATTTCAACTGCATCTTTCCATGGGTCATTATCTTGCTCCGTTCCTAAAACAATTTTAGTAATCGTTACATTGGTGGTAGGAAAGGCTGTTTGCACATCAGGGTATCTATCTTTTAATAAATCAGCAAGAGCATTTTCTAAACTGCCTGCGGTCATTTCATATGCCTCGGTAAATTTGGCTCTTGATACTCGAATAGACCTGTCTTCACCTTTGAGTTTTATGGTGACTCCTTCATTGGTGTCTGTAATGGCTACTTCTGTAATCACAAATACACCAAGTGGTACATACTCTTCAGTTCCATCATAATATTGCACGCCTCGATAAAGTCTTAGTTCATTACCGAAAGGTGTGAGTAGGTCAAAATCATTATCGGGAACTAAATTACTTGTTTCTCTGCTTGTTACTAGAGTGGCTTCACAAGTCCTACGCACAGCAGAACCAGCGTCAACTTGAACTGTTCCTTCTGATATATTTATTTCTTGTAGTTTTTGGTCACTTGCCCAAACTTCTGCTTTTGATATAACAATATGATCGGTAAGTATTGCTGCTTTCAGAGCACCGCTCGATGGGTACATTAGTCCTCAACCTCAACATAAGCCAACTCAATATCTCTATGTATGGTTGAATCTTGCTTGCTTTCGGCAGTGAAAGTTCTAGCGGTAATACGAATATACTTTTGATTTTCTAATGGGTCTTGTACAAGTATTGTTCCTTGATAATTTAACATAGGGTACAAATCGTCCCACTCTTCCTCTGTAATTGTTTTGATTGAGTAAATACCATCTTCACCTTGCAGGGGTCCTGCTACCACAATAGGTCGAGTTGAGCCTAGTGGGCGAAATACCGTGTTTGGTTCTTCTATGTTTGTATCTAATTGGGCTAATACTCTAACTGAACCTAAATTATATTCAGGCTCTTCAACTGCCTTAAACCACCAAGTCTCATCGTTTGTTATTAATACCTGTTGAACTGTACTCCAAGCACTAGGGAACTCATTACTACTTGAATCTACGCCAACTGCTCTTGCTCGATAATAAGCAACCAAACCTCTTGGTGCTTCATAGTCAACAGCCGTTCCGATAAAACTAGCATTTGGTGTTATATTTTCCCCGTCACGGATACCTGCGTAAATTACTCCATCATCATCAGACCTATGAACATCAAAGTATTGGCTTACTAAAGAACCAGTTACGGCTGCTCCTGTTACTGTAAGGGTTGCTTTACCTAATGAACTGTTCCATGCTGCTGAAAGAGTTGGTACTGTTGGAACTGTATTATTTAGCACAAATCCACTAAAGGCATAATCTGAGAAAAAAGGAGAACCATTTACTACCTTCGCTACTCGAACATATGCTCTATATGTTGCGTTAAGCAGTAAATCTCCTACTACGGCAGTTTGGTCTGATGAGGCAACTTGCCCAGAATCGTAGGTAGCAGTCGAGGTTGAAGCGTCAAAGCCACCTGCACCATATTGGTCTGCTGTAAATACTTTTATTTGATAATAGGCTTGAGTTTCATTATCTGTATCTGCGTACGCCCAAGTAACATCGGGGGCTGCAGAAGTTGTAATCGTTCCTGTTGGAGCAGAAACTGTAACTGTTGGTTGAGCAACAATGTCTATATCAATATAAAGTTCATAAACACTACCCAATACTCCTGTGTCATTATATTCAGTGAACTTTGCTCTCAATCCGTTAATAGTTGTTTGTGACCAGTCTTCACCATTTGGGGCAGCAGTTTGCCATGGTCCAGTAAAAGTTGTAATACTTGCGTACTGACCTCTAATAGCAAGTGCTGAGTGAAAGTAATTTTGATTATCTGCTCTTGAACCTAAGTAAACATTTATTCTACCTGCTGCTGTTGGGGTTGATACTCTCGCTCTGATTCTAACTCTTTTAACTCTTTGACTTGCAGAAATAGTAGTTGTTCCAAAGTCTAATAATGCACTCGCTTGACCAACAATACTTGTAGATTTAGAAAAGAAAGTGCTGTCTGAATCATCACTGGTTGCAGCATGCAAAGAACCAGAGCCACCTGAAATAGTAAATAAAGTAGAACCTGATGCTGTTGCATTTGGGCGAACTGTTGTAACTGCCATGATTAACGACTTCTCGTATTTACTGCTTTATTTACGGCATTGGCAATAGTAGTTGCTGTAACTGTTGGAACAACTTTCGGTGTGGAGATATTGACTGTGACTGGTGGTCTAGCGTTCATAACAGGTGAACCATAAAGATTCAGTGACTGAGTTGATGCAAATGCTGTTCTCTGAGCAGGGGTACCGATTTGAGGTGGTGGTGTCACTGGTTTGGCTGCTCGTATAATTGGTGAAGTAATTGGCGGACCATAGATATTGCCAAATGTTGGCATAAGTTTTGGATCAATTTTAGTTTTACCACCTGAAGGGTCAGTTGGTTTGAATCTATTATCTATGGTTGGTTTTGGTGGCTTCTTGTCGCCTTTGCTACCAGCCTGACCAAATGGTGTTCCTACTGTTGGTCCATCACCACCACCACTAGGTCCACTTGGTTTAGTATCTTTTGGTATTGGGTCACACAAATCCAGAGCATTATTTATATCATCGGCTATGCTTTTGGCTGTACTTACTAATAGTTCTCTTTTTGCCTCTAGTGCCTTAACTAAATTCATAGCCATATCTGTTCCAACTTGACCACCAAATTCGGCAAGTGGTTTCAATACTGATTCAATATCATCTTTAATGGCAGTCATTTGAGCATTGATGCTGTCTACTTCGGCTTTAGAGCCAGCCACAAATGCTTGGGCTATGGCTACTGCATTACCATAAAATACAGTACTCATGTCGCTACCGAACTTTGTAGCCTGTGTATTTATTTGGGTATAAAGACTATTTATCTGCTTAATTTGTTCTGCGCTTGCGGTAGTCAATAATTGGGCAGTTTCACTTGCTGCTTCTGGACCTGCTTCAAGTAGTTGTTGGATATATTCTTTACTCAATCCTGCTGCTAATAATTTCTCTATATTTTTACCGAAATTGACTACTTGGGTTAATCTATCTGTAAGTTGTTTAACTATTGAGTCAACGCCTTTGGTGGCTTTTCTAACTTGGCTAATTACCAAACCACTACCAGTTTTAGTTACTTTTAATATGGCGTTAGTATCAGCATCAGATAGCGTAATTAAGGCTTTAGCAAAATCTTTGATACCTTTAGTCAAATCTCTTTGGAAGGTTGCTTGTTCTTCTAATAATTCTTTTAAGTCTTCTTCAGACTTCTTGAGGGCTTCAACTGCAAACTCTCTCTTATTAGCCAAAGACACTAATAATTTTGTTTGATTTTGTAAAAAGTCAATTATTTGACTCTTACCTCTAGGGTCTAGTCCTGTAAATCTTTCTTTGACGGCTTCTACCAATTCATCATATGTTCCTATGATTGAATCAACAGTTGCTTCTGCGCCACTTAATGCTTTAGCAATAGCACTTGGTTGCCCAAATGGTTGTCTTAACAATTCTCCAAACTTTTTCATGGCAGATTCTCTTGCGTCTAATGCGTCTTGATATGCTTTCTGTGCAGCCCTTAGTTCTTTTTCAGTTTTCGCTGCTGCTTTATTAGAAGTTCCTAATCCTGCTAGATCAGGCATACCTCCTGCTTGTGTTTCAACCTTTGGACCTTTTATTTTCTTTTTGTTAAGTCCGTCAAGATTGTCTGAAAATCCTTCAACTGCGGAAGCAGCATTATCAAAGAAATTGCCTATTCCGTTCGTCATATTCTTCAAGCCTTCATATGCTTCTTTGGCTTGCGGACTAATAAAAGATAGTAATTTGAATAACACTTTCGCTGGACCTGTAATGATGTTTGCTAAACCTTCAGCAAATACTCCAAATGCTCTTATTAAAAATCCAGCAACTTTTAGCCCTGCTTGACCTACTGAAATTATGATTTTTCTAAAGGCTTCTGACCTTTTGAACAACATAACAAATCCTGTGGCTAGTAAAGCAACTGCTCCAACAATGAAGCCTATTGGGTTCAATCTCATTATGAGATTAAGGTTTCTAAATGCGATAGATAATTTCTTTGTAGCCAATGTTTGTGCTCCAGTCAAAGCCAACATGACTTTCGTATAAGCGTTGTAGAGTTTTACTTGAACTAGATATGCACCAATAGCGACTGCGCCAGCCACAACTGCTCCAGCAAGTACTTGAAATAAAGTTGCGTTTCTTTGAATAAATCCGCCAATAGCCCCAAGTACCTTGATGAAGCCAATTACTGCGCCTATTGCTAATTTGAAAGCAGGAACTAATAAACCTGTAAATATTGGGGCAAATACAGTGGCTACTGCTTGGGCAAAAGTTTTTAGATTTCCTAATAAACCAAAGATGAAACTAGCAAACTTTTGAATACTTGTTCCATCAGAAAATATTGCTTGAAGTTTAGTGAAAACTGGAGTCAAAGTAGTGCTAAGTGCAGTAGTAATATTTGATATGACTGGTTTAAGACCTTCGCCTAATGCTTCTTGAGTATCCTTGATTGCCAAAATAAACTTTCTTTGGGCAACAGCAGCAGGTCCTCCAGCGGTAGCAGCAAAATCTCTATAGGTCGTTCCCAATACTGAGACGATGGCTGCTGCCCTTTCGCTCTCAGTTCCAGACTTAATCATTTTCTTTGTTTGTGCATCTAGTACGAAACCAGTTTTTGTTAAAGAACCAAACTGTCCGTTAAGTGCTTGGGCTAGACCATTTGTTAAACTTCTGAATTCATCAGCACTTGCAGCAGCACCTTTTTCAGCAACAACATAATCTAAAATTGCTGGAGTTAATTTAGCAATGGTGCTTCCATGTAAATCAAAAGTTGCTAACTGAGATTGAATTACTGTTATGTTTTCTTTGGCTATACCTGTTAAGTCTTCTAAGGCTTTACCTTGTTGAAATAATACCTGTATTCCTTCTTCGGTTGCACCATTGGTATTGAGTAAAAGTTTTCTTAATCTTTGCTGTGCTGCGCCAGCCACATTGGCTGCCTGAACTGAGTCTTTACCTAATTTTATTGCAAATGTAGTGAGAGCAGTGGCAGCAGCAAATACTCCTAGTTTGAATTTACCGCCCAAAAAGGAAGAAGTTTTACTGGCAGATGTTTCTACCCGACCAGTCGCCTTTGCGGCTTGGTCCATAGCAGTTGTAAATTGTTTTGTATCTGCTTTTAGACGAGCAAGTACTTCAACAACAGCCATTTAATTTCACTTCCTTCTTCTAGCCTCTTGTTCTTGCTCCCATATCCGCAACCGCTCTAACGCTTCCCACTCAGATAATTCATAAGCGGAAATAGCCTTATAGGTTGAACTGCCGTATAAAAGTTCCTCGACAGTTCTACCAAGGCGTTCTGCTAGTTCGAAGACGAATCTTCTGTAGCCGTTGCGGAGGAATCTTTTCCCACCTCATCGGCACTTTCTTGTGTGAATCCCGATAACCTCATACCAACTGCTGCTAAGCGATCTAACGCTGTTGCTGCTTTGGCAAGCAAGGCTCCTCGGTCTGCTGGCTTAAATATTTGTTCGCCTTTTTCTACATCAAAAGATGTAGCAATTACGATTTCTGGATAAACAAACTGGAGATTAACTCCACCTTTATTATCGATTGCTAAATCCATAATACGGGTGCGTTCTGCGCCAGTCATACCACGAACTTCTACTTTAACGCCCCACTCTGGAACTTCCACCAATTCTGATGGAATATCTTGAGCGGATAAGATTTGGTCTCTAATGGACACGATTTCTCCTTTTGGTCTCGTTGGACTCGGTTATTGGGATTCTATTACTTTTAATTGTTATGCGTAAGCACCACGAGTTACTGCACCTGTTATTTGGAACTCTGCAGAGTAGGAAACAATATCACCAATTCCTGCTGAGGTTTCATAAGAGGTCATTAGGCACTCGCCTGTGTACTTAGTAAATGTAGATGTTGAACCTTCAGGACCATACTCAAAAGAAACTGAGTCTGACTGTCCTAAGATTCCTGCGAGGTGCGCATCTACTGTTGCGTCAAATGAACCTTCAACGCCAATAGTTTGATTCTTGAAACCAACTACATAAGAGCGGTCTGATGAACCAAATGAGGTTGTCTCTAAAACTTCTGCTTCTCTTGGAAATGAAACAGAGTTAAGAGTATTGCTGATGTCGGTAAGTGTGCCAGCAGAATTATCTACTTTGAATACTGCGGCTTTACCATGTCTGAATGTAGGCATTTTTATCTCCTTGAGAAAGCGATACTGAATGTGATTGAACCTGTACCTGCCGCAGGTGTAACTACTGCTCTCAGATAACGATTTACGGTAGTGCCAGAAGCAACTACTATTCGCTCTGAGGTCTTAGTTCCAATTGCGATAGTTGCGAAAGTGGTTAAATCAGCAAATGTTGAGTTATCAGCAGAGTGCTGGATTTTTGCCACTGTTGTTGCTGAGCGAGTGTTAGCAGTAATGTGTAAATGAGCAACTCCACCATTTGCTGATGAAGCACTATTATCCACACTTGTGCCTGTTGAGGTAGCAGTGATGGCAGATTGACAACCTAGCCAAACACCATAATCTAACCCACCATTTGCTACCGCTTCGCCCGAAACGGCAACAACATCTGTAAGTGGACTACTGATTTCATATGAAGTTGAGGCGGAGTCCACAAGAATTGCCCGACCCCCAACGCTTGTACTATCTGATGAAGTGCTAATAACTTTGTTTGTGGTATTTCCTAATGCTGCTTCTAGTTCTTCATCTACCGCATCAGCAGTTCCATCAAATAATCCTTCAAAGGATATTGCGCCGTCTGAGTGTCCAACTATGTAAGAGCGGTCAGATGAGCCAAAGGTTGTTGTTTCTGGAGTTTCTATTGAGTTGGTGACTGAAACACTATTTAGGTAGGTAGTTAGTTCAATTTCATCTGCGAATAAAACTGTATTTTTACCATGGCGGAAGGTAGGCATTATTTCTCCTTAACTGGGCGTTGGAATTCAGTTCCATCTTGAACGAACCCATCGCCATCTATGTCTTTTGCGTCAGGGTCAAAACCCTCTGCAATTTTTACTTCTTCAATTATTTCTACTTTAGTGCTTTTACTTTTACTATCAGCGAGTTCAATAAGACCTTGGTCTAATAACCATTTGGCTGATTTTTCTGGAATATCTGAAACGATGGTGCCTGATTCTACTCTTTTATCAGGAGGGTAATCTATCCCTGTTAATGCTCGATACTGCGTCATTGTGTCTCCTTTGGGCAACACAGACCCAACTACCTTTTGCCTCAAAGGGCTCTATATGTAGTGGGGTCTCTATGGACTCGGTTGATTAAGATTAGCATGCTTGTTGCGTATATTGCTACTACAACTACCTAAGTATGGATATTTCCGTAACTCTAATTTCAGGATACATACAGAAAGTTAAAATACCAACATCTGATCTTTCACCTGACATTTCTTTCCACCAATCGCTTCCTCCGTCCATTGCGGGTGCTTGAAGCCAAACACACCCACCCCAATCTGCAACTCTAAAATGGTGAAAATGTCCACTAACTAATACATCTGCTCCGCCTACATGTTGGCGACCCAATGACTGTCCCTCTAACCATCTCCTTAATCTACCTTCTACTCCTTGCCCACCTCTTCTTGCTGCATGACCATGAGTTATACCCAAGACCCAACCAGCGACCTCTGCTGTAATACTTAATCTGTCTTTCGGTATAGCAAACTGAATATGCCCAAAAGCCTCTTGATTAGTTTCAAGAATTTCTGCCACCTGCTCAACTATGGCTACATCATCATTGTCGTTTAGGGTTGTATAAGACTTTCCTGTGCTGTTTCTATTTTCGCCATGATTACCGCCTACTGCCAATACTTGAACTGTCGGGAAATACTTACCCCACCTCATTAAAGCATCTCTAAATAATCTTCTTGCAATTTTTACTTGGTCTCTCCTGTCAATTTCAACACTAAAGGTTTGCTGTGCATAATGTCCTACACAACCCTCTATGGAATCACCAGTCCATAAAACAACTAATTTCCCAATAGGTCTTTTAAGTTTTTCTAATTCTTTGATGCGAACTTCTACTTTATCTATAGAGTTTAATATTCTTTCGATAGTTCCTTTTAATCCATCTCCATCTGCTTTTCCTATCTGCCAATCAGAAAGCACTACTACTAAAGCACCTTCACCAACAAAAGAAGTTTTAAGATTTGGCTTGTATTTCTTTATCTCGTTTTCTAACTTTGTAAAATCTTCTTTTTTGTTATCATCTTTTACTTGAACTACTTTGCCTTTCCATTGGCGATTAAGTGCGCCATCTGGATTACCCCAAACATTAAACAAAACAGGTTCGACTACTCTAAAGTTTTCTGGATCAAGTCCCCATATTTTAAGTATTGCGTCCCAGTTTGGTGCTTCTTCTAAAGGTAATGCTGTTGTAGTTATTGTTCCTTCATTACCGTTCCAAATAACTCCTGCTTGCCACTCTGCTCCTATTTTATTTAATCTAGGTTCGCTAGTTGGATTATTAGAAGTCTTAAGTAGTCTGTCCATTTCATCATCTAAATTGGACAAGAACAACCTCCACCATTGGCTCTTCTTCTATGTCTACGCATGACTTCTGCGCTTACAGAATATCCATGTGCTTTTAATAAATTAACTAAGTCTAAAGATAAAACTTCTGGATTGGTCATCAACGCTACTAACTTATTTCTTGTTGGCTCTTCTAAACTTTCTAAAGTTCTTTTAACCGAACAGGTCATACCATTGCCTTTTTTGGCTGGTATAAAATTATCTATTGCTTCATCTAAACTAAGCGAGTTGCTGATTTGTGGCTTTGCATCTTCCACAGTTGAGTTTCCATGGTCTTGTGAGGTATTCCGCGAGAATGCGATTACATCTCCAACATCTTGGGACTTCGTCACGATTACTGCCCCTTCCGTAGATATCCTTCTTACTCTCTGACGGCTCCAAGTCTATACCCCAACATGGCAATCCAAGTTAAACACGACACGAGGTCTTTCAAGTTGGTCCACAGAAAGGGGATAGAAACTTCCAGTTGGCTCAACTCTAAGTATTGTTACACCTGAAGATGTAACATTTATTATGCCTGAAACTAAGGTTCTCAATGCTTGTGCCAAATCTCTTGCTGTTGCGTAATCATCTCTAGCAGCCCTCACAGATATTTGAACACTTGGTCTATCTACCTCTATAGCGGTAGCCCCAAAGGTCATTAGTGGTCCACTGCCTTGATTCTCATAAATACATACACAAACATCTGGCGTATCTGGCATCTTTGATAAGAATAGATTAGTTCCTATTGTTAAGTCGCCTCTGTTAGTATCGATATAAGTCCCTAGAGCCTCTAATACGGTCGCCATTTAGATACCCATAGCCCTTCTAATCATACCCAATAATCGTTCGTCCATGCCCCTTATACGCCTTCTGGCTGGGTCTTCTAGGAACTTGGCTTTTTTTCCGGGTTGGTGTCTCATTTCTAAATCTTCGTGAACATAAATTGCGTAATCTGCGGCAGCCCCTCCGTATGTAATATCTACTACTAGGTCTCCGCCCTCTATCTTAGGCAACCCAAGTTGCCCTGAACTTCGCAATATACCTGTATCTACTGGAACCTCATCTTGGCTTTCTTCAAATATAACTGCTGCTTCTTTATAGAGAGCCTGACCCAAGGTATTGACTGCTTTAGGACCACCTAGAGTAAGTAATCTCATGAGTTCTTTTGTGTTCATACTCATTTCATTACTAGCCACCGAGAGAACCAAACCTTACTTTAGTGTGATGAACTGTTGCTGTTCCGTTTGCGCTATAACTTACCTTATCTACGCTAAGTATTCTAGGGTCTGCATTATTTCCCGGCAAATCTAATCTGTCACCAACTTCAATATCAGCGTCCGAAAGTATATAAAGAGTTCCTCCTTCAACAACTTGGTTGCCTTGATCGTCACGAGTAGTTGCAACATCTGAAATTATGCGACAACTAAAGTTGGTGCCTGCACCACTTATTGATTTCGAGCCATAGTTATTAAGAGTAGTTGCTTTATAGACCGTAATAGTATCGGTCATGTCGTCTAGCCAGTGGTTGGGCTGTCCTGCTATGTAGGTCATAATGCCCCCAGTTTATACTGTGTAGTCGTGCATTCCTGTATAGAAATCAGTCTTATAGGTAGTTACTGTTTTATCAGCAGTCGCCATAATTGCTGAAGCGTTTATTTCTACTGAAGGTGGGTACAGATCAAGTTCTTGGGCTTTTAATCTTTTAGCCAGTTCTCGAAACTCTTGGGCGGAAGTAGCATAAGACTCTGATATTGATAAATCGCCAATGCTTCTTGAATAGTTTGTTTTATGAGCATACTTGGCTGCAATAATTTCTGCTGCGTAGGCTGCTGCTGCATAAACATTACCCCAAGTCTCAAATAGATATGTTATTTCTGCGTCATGTAAATGAAAATCAGTAGAATCGGTATCTCCAACTAAAAATCTTATCTTATCTCGATTACCTGAGGTTGGGTCAACATAGGTAAATGCCATTACATACCACCAAGCAAAAAGGTTACAACCCTTGAGCGATTAAGTATCTCTGCTTCGCTAGTTACTGATGAGGTTAAAGCAACTGTGCCATCTGAATCGGGCAAAGTGATAGTTCGATCGGCTGTTGGGTCGGTAGCCAAAAGAGTAAGTTCATAAGAATCAGCAGTAGCACCTTCAAAAATTACGGCAGTAGGAACTGTTGGGTTGGCAGTAAATGTTCCACCGCTTTTGAGAACATAATCATCTAACTCGGTATCAACATCTGTGGCTAGATTTTCGAAATCAACAGCGATATTCGGCGCATCTGCGTTCTGCGGATAACGCAAGCCCTTAGTCGTTGTACCTGCCATTTCTTACTCCTAACTAATTATCGGTTGAGCATCTAAAAGAGTTACATCTCGCTTAGAAACAAAACCACCATCACGGTCAAGTTTACCTTGTGCCGATTTTTCATCGGTGTCAAACACCGAAACAATCATCTTTACTTCATAAGTAAATACTTTTGTTTCTTTTTGTGCTACTTTTGAATCTTTAGCCATTGTTTCTCTCCTTAGGATTATGCGGCATATCGAACTATAACGATACCTGAGCCACCTGAACCACCACTAGAATTAAAAGTTGCTCCAGCGCCACCGCCACCGCCAGTATTATCTGTCCCCGATGTACCATTATGGGTTCCAGTACCACCTGTTGTAAAGTTTCCTGCTCCACCGCCACCTGAACCGCCAGTTCCTCCAGCAGTTGCACCTGTACCATAACAACCACCACCACCACCACCTGCATAAGTGACAGATGAACCAGTAATTGAAATAGCAACACCAGCACCACCATTACCACCAGTAGTTGATGTAGCAGTTCCCGCTTGTCCTACCGCTCCTGCTCCTCCACCACCACCACCACGATAAATACCTGTGGATTGGGTCATACCATTACCACCAGCAAAACCTTGACCTGAAGGAGATGCTGTGCCACCAGTACCAGCAGGAGAAGCATCTTCTCCAGCACCACCACCACCGCTACCACCTGAATTTGCGTTTAGTGTACCTGAAGGTCGATAACTTCCACCACCACCACCGCCAGTTGAAGTAATACTTGAAAACACAGAGTTTGAACCATTACTACCTGCGGGTCTATCGCTATTACTACCACTAGGAGAACCAGCACCACCAGCACCGACTGTTACTGTGTATCCAGTCCCCGAAGTTAGTGATAATGCTGATTCAAGTGAACCTCCACCGCCAGTTGCGGTTACGGTAGAACGCAATCCACCAGCACCGCCACCACCGCCATGTTGTGTACCACCACCCGCTCCACCTGCTACGACTAAATAATCAGCAGTTAAATTTTGAGTAGGTGTAAAAGTTCCACTAGATGTGAATGTGTGAATAATATAGCCACCAGTTGAATCATAAGTAATAGTTCCACCAGTTGCTTTTGTTGGCACAGTAGTAAAAGTCCCTGATGAATTAAATGTATAAACTGTGTATGAACCTGAAGTGGTCTGAGTACCACCAATGAATGTGCCTTCTGAAGTTAGAGCGCGAAGGATTACAACTCCTGAACCACCTGCTGCACCATTACCACCACTAGTTCCACCACCACCTCCGCCACCACCTAGGTTGACAGTTCCAGCAGTACCGTGTGCAGTCGCATTTGCACCTGCACCTCCACCACCAGTTCCTCCAGCACCAGCATTGGCTCCACCGCCACCACCGCCACCACCGCCATAAGTTACGGATGAACCAGTAATTGATACTGCAGTTCCATTTCCTCCAGCACCACAAACTGAACTGGTTGCAGTTCCGCCAGCAGCACTGGTTCCTCCTCCACCACCGCATCTTTGATTTCCAGAAGAACCTGCTCCACCATCTTTACCTTGACTAGCGGTACCTAAACCAGCAGCGAACCCACCGACTCCTTGAGCACCTCCGCCACCGCATCCACCATTAGCACCAGAACCTTGACCTGAACCATCTCCTCCACCACCACCTCCGCCTAAAGAAGTAATAGTTGAAAATATAGAATCAGAACCATTAGAGCCTCGTTGGTTTGGGTCAGCACCTCTTGCTCCGCCACCGCCAACTGTAACTGTATATGAAGTTGCTAAAGTAAGGGACAACGCAGTTTCTAAAGTTCCACCATTACCAGTTGCTGTTACAGTTGAGCGTAAACCTCCAGCACCTCCGCCACCAGAACATTCATCACCACCTCCACCACCACCAGCAAGTACAAGATAATCAACTGGAATAATGGTTTGTCCTCTAGCCCCAGTCAAAGTGATATTACCTGTGGTCAAAGATGAAACTTGTGACCCGGGAATCATGATGCGCTGTAAGCCGAGGTGTGTGGTCATGGTTTTTTATTTCCTTATTCGGTAACTAAGTCCCAAGAAGTTGTTTCTTCATTCCATGTGTATCTTTCGCCGTCTGTTGGATAAGCAACAGGGGCTTCCCATAGACATGAAGTTTCATTCAATGTCCATGAAGCGAAAGGCTTTGGAGGAATGAAGGCATCACGACCTGAATCGTATGTGTATCCAATTCCTGCATAGTTTTTGCGGAAAGGTGTTCCACCTAAAGCGTGAACTCCTCCTGATGTGTTGTATGAAGTCTTGACCCAAGTACCGCCAAGACCTAGTGTGTTAGCAAGAAAGTTTTGTCCATCGTTTTCTTGAGCATTATCAACTACAAGAACACGGAGAACTACTCCTTGCCCATCTATTTCTGCGAAGTGCGCCATTTTTTCTCCTTTGTTTGTTGTTTATGCCGCATAACGAATAATAACAATTCCTGAACCGCCAGAGCCACCATTAAATGCAGTACCAGTGTAACCACCACCACCGCCTCCGCCACCAGTGTTTACAGTACCAGAATCACCAGCAACAATTTTATTACCATTACCGCCACCACCAGTACCGCCTGTACCTCTAGCAACATCATTACCACTCCAAACACCACCACCTGCACCACCGCCACCTGCATAATTAGTAGAAGTGCCAGAAATTGAATTACTTACTCCCGCACCACCATTACCTGATGTACTAGTGTTTGGTGCAGTTTGTCCAGCAGCACCAGCACCTCCGCCTCCACCACTAGCATTACCAGCAGAAGCATTACCACCTGCAAAACCTTGATTTGCTGTACCTGCACCACCAGTAAAACCATCAGTTGAGGCACCTCCACCAGAACCACCACTACCGCCAGCCTTAGGACCAACACCACTACCACCACCACCGCCACCGCCAGTGGAGGTGATAGTAGAAAATACTGAGTTGGAACCATTAGTTCCTCTTAACGCGCCTGAAGCACCAGCACCACCGCCACCTACTGTTACTGTATAACCAGTACCAGAAGTTAGAGACAATGTTGATTCAACAGAGCCGCCACCTCCAGTAGATATAACGGTACTGCGTAAACCTCCCGCACCGCCACCGCCACCTACAGCACCACCACCGCCTGCGCCTCCAGCAACAACTAAGTAATCAGCAGTAATGTTGCTTGTCGGCGTAAAAGTTCCTGATGAAGTAAAAGTATGAACCCAAAATCCGCCATCTTTAGTAATCGTTCCGCCAAGTGCTTTTGCTAGAGAGTATCTAACAATTACAACACCGCTACCGCCTGCTGCGCCAGCACGATATCCTCCTGAAAAGTATGCGCCACCTCCACCGCCACCGCCAAGATTTGTACCACCAGCAACAGAAGGAGATGTATTATCTGATGAACCACCAGCACCGCCACCACCTGTACCACCTGTACCGCCAGCAGCATTACCACCAACGCTATCTTTGCGGCCACCGCCACCGCCTCCACCTGCATAGGTTACAGAAGTACCAGTTATTGATGATGCAACACCATTACCACCATTAGCGCCAGCAGTGTTTGTACCAGTAGAAGCATTTGAACCAACTGCTCCTGCACCACCGCCACCTGAACCTGAACTAGCACCACCAGTTTGTCCACCACCTGCAAAACCTTGATTTGCAGTTCCTGCTGCTCCTGCACCAGCATTACCACCGCCACCGCCTGAACCACCAGTTGTTGCCGCAGTACCATCACCACCACCTGCACCACCAGCAGTTGAAGTGATAGTAGAAAATACTGAGTTATTACCTGCTGTACCTGTTAAACCAGTAGCACCAGCACCTGCTCCGCCACCACCAACTGTAACTGTGTAACCAATACCTGATGTTAAAGATAATGCAGATTCTAATGAACCACCACCGCCAGTAGCAGTTACAGTAGAGCGTAATCCACCAGCACCACCGCCACCACCAAGTGAACCACCTCCACCACCACCTGCTACTACTAGATAATCAACAGTTAGATTTTGAGTAGGAGTGAAAGTATCTGAAGAATTAAAAGTGTGAACAATATAAGGATAATCTAAAGATACAGTTCCTCCGATTGCCAAAGGTCTAATTCCAGCAGAAGGCGTGGTGATAGCACCCGTCAGTAAAGATGAAACTTGAACTGACGGGTTAGCACCAAGAAGTCGTGATGGTAGTGACACGCACTAACTCCTATCAGGTAGTCGCTACTCGATTTACAAATCCGTGAATTGTTACAACATCTGCGGTTCCAGCATACGCCTTGATAATCAAAGAGTTGCGTAGAACTAGGTCAGGACAAACAAGTGTTAGACCTGATGTTGCAGGGATCGATAACTTAATGTCATCATCTACTGAGGTTGTTCCGCCCCATTGTAAAGTTAGGTTTACAGCAGATGCGCTTGAGTTATATGCATATAGCGTAATAACATCGCAATCTGTTGCTGATGAAGTTGCGGTATGGATAGTGGTACCAGCAGAAGAAGTTGCGGCAACTTTTACTGCTCTACCATCTGTTGAACCCGATAACGGGATTCGGCTTACTGTTGTTGCCATTTATTTTCTCCTTAAGCGAATACCTGCACCGCAAAGGCGAAGGCTTGGTCGTTGGCTGATACTCCACCCGAAGATGCAGTAGCAAAAGATAATACTCCTGAACCATCAGTTGAAAGAACTTGGTTGGCTGTTCCATCGGCAGATGGCAAAGTCCATACTAGATTTGTTGTTATTGACGCTGGTGCTTTGAATCCAACATAATTAGTTCCATTGGCGGTTGCTTCTAGGAAACGAGTTTCGGCTTGATTATCGAAAGACGCTTGAGTTCCAATAGTCGGACTTGTTAAGGTTTTGTTAGTAAGAGTGTCTGTTGTATCTGTTCCAACAAGAGTAGTGGTTGCATTGGGAAGGGTAACTGTCCTGTCGGCAGTTGGTTCACCAGCCGTTAAAGTTAATTCACTAGCGTCAGCAGTTGTGCCTTCAAAAACAATGCTTTGATTGAAAGCAATTTCAAGACCAGTTTGCTGACCTGAGAAGGTAGCATCTGAAATCGTTGGATTTGTAAGTGTTTTATTGGTAAGAGTCTGTGTTCCTGTGAGAGTAACTGCTCCTGCTGCTGAGGAGCCATTGAGGGTTATAGCCATTATGCAATCTCCGATCCGAAGGCTTGAAATACTGCATTTGTGTCTGAGGCATAAACAGTTAGCACATCTGTTGCATCTAGTGTAATTCCAAGTGTGTAAGCAGCGGTTGAGTTCGCAGCCAAACTTGTGTCATATGCCAAATACTGTGAATTCGCCAAAGATGCTCCATTTGGTCTTATAGCAATTCTGTAAGTTATAGCCGAGGCTGAAAGGTTAGCCACAGAAATTGTTGAAACTACTGTCTCGGTTGCCGCAGGAACAGTATAAAGAGTTGTTGCAGTAGTAGCAGCAGGATTGGACTGCCCTAATACCTTGTAGGTTGTTGCCATTTATTATCCTCCGATAAGCAGTAGTGGGTTAAGTCTAGCCGATAAAGTATTCGAAGCGGTTGTTGCCGAGGCTTGTGCCGCAATTCTTGCTGCATCTGCTTGAGCAACCTCCTCTGCCATATCACTACCAGAGACTGGATATGAACCAGAGTTTAGCAGAGTATATGTAGCAAAGGCACTATTGACTTGCGTATAAGTAGCATAACTTGCGTTAATTTCCCAGTAGTTTCCTGAACTTGGGAACTCGTTGGTTGCCTGAGTAATAAGTGCGTCTAATGCTGCTATTGAAGTTTCGAGAGCAGCGAAAGGCACCTCGGTTATTAGCCCAATATAGGTTGTGTCTATTGTTGGAAGGGGAGAAATATCAGCAAGACTCAAAGCACCAGCACTCGCAGCAGGTAAAGTTATTGTGTAGGTTCTGCCACTTGGAAAGGCTTCTTCAACTGTATAACTAAATGTTGGAATAATATCGGCGTCATCTGTTGCTGGTAAAGAGGTCGAAAAGGAACCATTTGAATCTAAAGTAACAGCAATAGTTGAAGGCACAACCATTTCATTTGCAAGTGAGTTCCTGAGCATATCTGAAAGCGTAAATTGGACTTGACCTGCTATTGCTGTTCCTAAGAAATCAACGAAGTTTCCAGTAACTGTAACTTGGGTGACCGAGGCATCAATTGGCATTATGCACCACCTAACATCATTCCAAAGGTGGCTCTTTTAGCGGAATCTCTTGCACTATTTCTTGCAGTCAAAGCCGCATTTACATCTGCAACAATTAAATCAGTATCGTCATCAATAGTATCCAAAGCATTTTCAAGTTCAGTCATTAGCGCAGCAGCAGTAGTATGTCTTGCTATTGCTACATATGGTTCAGCCATTTTACATCCCCATCAAAACAAATTGATTTAATGCTGCTTTACTTGTTTCAACATTAGCAGTTTCTGCTTGGTCTGCATAAAGTTCAATGTTATCTAAGTTTGCGCCTGTGTCCGTCATTTGGTCGTACTCTGCATCAGCAGCCGTATATCTTGCTAATAAAGTATTGTACTGCGCCTGTGTAACATAACTTGCTGCTTCTGCTGATGTGACGGCAGGAGCGAGATCAGCGATATCTTGTGGGTCAGGAGTGTCGGTTGGCAGAGTAATAAAAAAAGTTCTTCCACCACTAAATACTTCTTCAACTTCATAAGCAAATGGCTGTGGGCTTACATCAGTATCATCAGTTATTGGCAAAACTATAGAAAACTCACCGCTAGCATTGAGAGTTGCAGTCAAAGCCTGATTTACAATAATTTGATTTTGGTCAGTATCTTTGATAATACTTTGAGGCGTAAAGCGAACAGAACCTGAGATTGGATTTCCTTGAATATCTACATAAGTTCCAGTCAGGGTAATGGTCGTAAGGTCGGGAGTTAAAGCCACAATATCTCCTTACTTTTCTTAATTAGTTTCCTGCTCGCAGAACATTAACATTTTGGGTACTAGAAGCAACTATTCCATATACGATTTCACCTTGTAAAAGATCAATAGAAATATCTGCTCCACCAGCAAGAGCCACTCCATAAGAAGAGGTAGTCACGCCATTTCCGCCAATATAAACTGTAGTGCTTGCAGATGGATTTTGAATTAAGACTGAGTGACCATCACGATCATTTGCGGCAGTAGAGATTACAGTCTGTGTAGTTCCAACCGACACAATATTATGTGTTATTGCCATAAAACTCCTTTATAGATGGGGCGACTATCTCTAATCGCCCCTCTAGTTTACTTGTTGACTAAGTCTTTTTGCTGCTTAGGCTTTTTGATTTCTTCTTTAATCTCAACTGCATCTTCAATAAATTCAATATATCTATTGTTCTTTAATGAATTAGCAGTTCTCCAACCACTCACATCTACCACTGTTGAAGGCAATAATATCTCACCATTAACAGTCATTTGCTTAAGAATTCTGGCTCTCATCTTAGGCGGTTGTATCAATCCAGCAATAAGAAAATGTTGCAGATGCTTGGTCAATTGCACCTGCTGTTGGATTGTAGAGATAGATTGTTACTGTATCTGCTGCTGTTACGGCTGCTCCAGCAAAGATTAAATCATCATTTAAGCCTGATGGTGGATTTACGATGATGATGTCTGTTGTGGCAGCACCAGTCAAAGTAAATGTAGTTCCACCACGAGTTGTGGCTGCGATTGAAGCAGGATCAATGGCTACTGTACCGAATTCAATACTGTAAACAGTACTGCCATCGCTACCAATTTGTAATGCGCCAACTGATGCTTCGCCTCTTGTAAGTCTATTTACTTGTGGCATATTTTTCCTTTTCTAATAAAGAAAGGAGAGCCAATAAAGACTCTCCTTTCATTTGTTACTGAATTAAGCGACTATTGTATTCCAGAAATAACCAAGGTCAGAGCCAATAACTTTATTGTCGAAAGCCATTTCAGCCTCAACACGCTCTGCCTTTAGTGACTCCATACGGAATGAACTTACACCAATTGTTGAACCAATACCGCCTGATACACCAGTCCATGAGAAGGTATAACCTGCTGATGGAGTTAGTAATCCCGGACTTGGTGCTACATAATAAAGTGCTGCTGCTTTACCGTAAGCAAATCCATATGCTTCGGCTGCACCTTCATTATTGGTTGCTTTTACTGCACGAGCAACAAGAACACGATCTAAGTCAAACATACGAGCAAGCATATCCTCTGTAATTGTTTGGCTTGATGTGTACTTAATGCGGTCAACTAAATCTGGGTGATTCTTTAATTGACGGAATACTTCATAACCTAATACGAGAGTATTTGGAGCCATACCTGTGTTACCTAGGATTTCGCTCTTTGCCTCTTCGATATCATCGATTGGGTCTGAAGATGTGTAATCTGACCATTGCTTTGTCTCACCTGCAGATGGGGCACCTGCAACGCCTGTTACATCATCAGCCCATACTCCAGTTGTGAAGAAGTCAGATACGAATTGTAATTCTTTACGAAGAAGCATACGGTTTGTAACGAACTCTGTTGCCTCACGAAGAGGATTCAAAGGTGCGTCTGCGTTAGCAACTGTTTGATCGCCTACATCTTTATGGAAGGCAAATACATCTGCTGCGTATGTTCCTGTGGTTAGGTTGTAACCTGAACCTGCGGACTCTGTTCCATCTGCTCGGCGTTGTGCCTCGTCACGGAACCAGTCGTTCTTGGTATAAACAAAATACTTATCGCTCTTCTTATCAACAGGTACTACTGGGAATACCTTGTCTGCGATGAAGTTATCTGCTTTTTGCATGTATGCAACTGAGATATTAGTCAGAATTGCATCAACATGTACGGAGTTAATATTTGGTTGTGGCATGTTTGTTTACGCTCCTTATGCGGCTCTGCCCGGATTAGCACAATTGATGACTGCTGTTACGATGTCACCAGATGCTCCAGACTCGGTTAGTAGGGTTCCAACTACATACTTAGTTGTATCAGTGCCAGCAACCAAAGCAACTGCCTTGCCTGTTGAACTTGTTCCAACTAATGCGCCTTCACCAATTGCTGCTCCAGCAACAATCTTTGTTCCTCCAACAACTAGCACTTCTGCTTCTTGTCCTGAGGTTGGAGCGTTCTGTAGTACGCCAATTGGAATATCGGTGGCTGCTGCTGCTGCGGCTGCCTTACCTGCTGAATCCAATTTAACGAAGGTATATTGCAGTGCTGATAAATCGGCAGCAGCAACAAGTGTAATCTTTACACTGTAATTACTAATTTCATATGCCATGGTTTAGGCACCTCTCTCGGATAGATATTGATTGTACAAATCTGGATTAGAAAGAACAGCCTCTGAAAATGCTTGTTCAAAAGTAACCTTCTTTGTTTCTGTGGCTGACTTAGCCAAAGATGTAAGTTGGTCATAAGCATTGCCTGTTGCTGGATTTGCTGACTTACCAATTTCTGCAAAGATATTTGCTGACTCTGCTTGTGCATTTACTGAAGAAAGTGCTTCTTCAACAGACTTTGCAAGGTCGGCATCTACTTCTGCTAATTGACGAAGTGCTGGTCCAACTTTTTCAGCATCAAGACCTAGGAATTTCCAAGCCTTTGCCTTCTCAACTGCCTCTTCATTTGCACGAGCAACTCTTTCTGATTTTAGAACTTCTTCAATTTCTGCTACACGAGTTTGTGCTTCTTTCGCAGATTTCTCCATTGATTCTAACATTGCACGAATTGGCTCTGGTGCTTCCTTGATTAGTGAGGTTATGTCTTCTTTCTTCATATCCTCATCTGGTTGTTTCATTTTTGCCAACTTTTTATTGGCTTTATCTAACTCGTCTTCAAGTTCAGCAATCTTTTTCTTCATATCGTCATAAGACATTTTTTTCTTGTCTTCTTCCATATGCATGCCCTTTTCTTTATCTTCTTCGGGCATATGTTTTGCTTTGTCGATGACATCTTGTGTTGCATCTTGTGCCATGGGTTCCTCCTCAGTCCCTTTCTGGTACAGACTTGCATCTGATTGGTTTTCTTGTATTGCTAGGTCTGAAAGAAGGTCGTCCATGCCAGTCAAATTATCTGACTTGATGACTAACCAACCTTCGTGAAGATGAGCAGGATGGTCAACGCCTGATGCTTCCTCTATGTTAAGAGCAACCATCTTACGGGCTTTGGACATTCATACTCCTATTCATCATAGATAGTTCAAAATCGTGCCTCTATCTAACTTCAAAGGATAACATACACGATGGGTTTATTTTATCTACTGTTGGGGTTTATTTGGTGCGGTAGCCATATTACGCAAAGCCGTGTTTAGATTGTTAAACTTTATCTGCTCAGAAACATAGCAGTCGGTGCAAATAATCAAGTTCCCAAACTGCTGTCCGCCAAATTTGGGGTTGAAAAATCGATCACATTTAGGGCAGTTTTTAGCCTTGCTCATTACTTGATTGGTCCTCCGACTACCCATGCCCGACAGGTTCTTTTGGCTGCACACTTGAAATCAAAAGCCTCGCAGTAGCCTAATTGTCCTGCTGCATCTATTGAGTCAAACTCATCTTTCCTATCGCTTCCAGTTAATCCAGAGGCAATACAATCCTTCATCTCTGGCGTAACATTAAATACCGCACAGTTTCCACATCTTTGTTTTTTAGCGACCTCGGCTGTTACTTCCCATTCTTTTGCTATCTTTTCCCAATACTCTTCATTGGGTTCGGCTGGGTTGAGTGGTCCATACATGGCGGTATCGATAGCATTTTTGCGATTTTTCAAATTAAGTTTTATATCTTTTGTTGGCAGGGGGCAATCACCCTCTGCTTTATTGACTGTGAACTTATGTGGTTGAAGCATTATTTATTAACCTCCAGTTGGTCCAGATAAAACAGTATGTAGTGCGCCCATTTCTAAAGATAAATCTTCAAGTCTTATAGATGCTGGAGTGTTTGTGCGACTTAACTTGCGAGCAGCATTATCTATTGCTAACTTCAAACTCATTATTGATGATGCCGCAGACTTTGGTGTGTTTGCTTTACCAGCACTCCAAATATGTGTTTTGGCTCTTGCTAAATCATTTGCTGCTGCCATATTTGATGTTCTCTTGAATTCATCTTGTATTTTACGGCTAACAGAATTTAATTTCTGTGGAAGTGCTTCCAATGCTGCTTGTCCACCACCACCATGTTCGGGGTGTGTTCGACCTCCACCATGTGTCTTTTGGTCGTGAGTGCCGTGTTTAACTACTCCGCCCATTATCTTCCAATACCTCTCTACTAAATTAGGCTTCAACTAAATATCCCACTCACCATCTAAGCCTAGTTCCCTCATCTCATCTTGTGGCAAACCTTCAAGTGCTCCTTGTTGAATCCAACCGACTTTTGTTCTTCTGCTTGATATTTGAATTTTATTTAATTTACCTAAAGAGATATCATATTTATTATATCCAGTTTGTAATTTATTTAGTTTTGCTTGCCCTGTGAGAGATTTAGCATCATTCCAATCTTTTTTCGCTGAGTTTAACCCATTCATTACGGTATCTAAACTTCTTATTTCTTTCATTGAATCGGCTTCGCCCTGAACTTCTTTTAAGTCTGACAATATAGAATCAACATTATCGTTCAATTTAGGTATTGTTTCGTCTGCTAATTTATCTGAATATTCAACAGTATTTGCTGTGTTTGGTTTTGGTTTAGATCCCCCACTACTTGAACCACCACCACCTCTGCCACCTCTGCGACCATGTGATGCTTGGTTGTGGGAGCCGTGTTTTTCTATATTAATATCAATGCTTTTTTCTAAAGAAATAACAGTCAAATCTGCTCCGTTAATATAGCCTTCTTCTCCATCATCTGTTTTTACTCCATGAAATTTACCTGAAGGTGCTGATTGCACTACCCTTCCTTTTTTCCCATCAAGCGCACTACCTCCGCTAATCTTAACTCTCACACCTTCAGCATTTTTTATATTATCTAAAGTATCGCCACGCTTCAAACCTTTTTTTGACCCACTATTACCGAAATTTAATCTTGCTAATTCACGCAAATCAGCACTGGAAAGTCCGCTAGCCCCACTGTTTCCACCACTACCTTTTCTGCCATGAGAAGCCTGATTGTGTGAGCCATGTTTCTCTATTGTTTCTCTGTGAAGCAATATTGTAGTTTCAGGTAAAGACTTTCTAACAAACATTATTTATCTCCCTTAGATGAAAGAGGGTGCTCTTTAGGTAGTAGGTCTGTATCATACGCCCCTCGCTTGAATCTTCCATTACGCAACGCATGAAGGAAGCCATTAACTCTACCCATAGCCCATTGTTCTTTGCCTGTTACATTTGGGCGAACAGATGAAGGATTGGTTCTATATGCCCCTACACCTCTTCGGTAAACTTGCATCAATGTTCCAGCAGTAGTTCTTTTACCTTTAGCGTCACCTACGGCATCATTATGCTCTTTGGCTTTATCTTGTAATTTACTTTCAGTTGATTTCTCAACATCTTTATCTGTAGTTCTCAAAGAACTAAAAGGTTTCAGAACTCTTCGGTCGGTCTCTTCATATCCGTCATCTGTTTCAGCCCATACTCTTAATACCGCAATAGGGTCGTCTTCTGATGCTATCTCTTCTTCTTGAGTTCCTCTAAGTTTAATTGTGCCACTAGTTTCTATTCTTTCTACTTGGGCAGTTGCGTATGTAGTTCCTTCTGGTTTAGTAACAGAATATAGAACTATATCTCCGACCTCTATATCTTTTGCTTTTTTAACTTTCCTCTTAGGTGGTTTCATTATTGTATCTACATGAACCGCATTAACTCCGGGATCACTCTTTTCTGCATCATCTGGTATTTCTGCACCTAATCTTTTTGCTTTACCACCAATAGAATATCCACGAAGTTTGCCCGACTTCACTAACTCCCAAGCCCAGTCTTTCCACAACACTCCCATAAATACTGTGTTGGCTGGATAGGTAAACTCTGTCTTATCGCCATTAGATTTAGTCACTGGTATCTTTAATTCATAAGGGAAGGTCATCATCTCTACCCACTCACCTGCTACTACATCTCGATTATGTTGAAGTCTGATATCTCTATCTCCTGAACGGACATACTCCCATACGGCTTTCTGTAACTCTTCTTCGTCTGTCCACTCACTATGGGCATCTAGTTTATTTGGAATATAAAGTGGACCAAGCGTAAACTTCTTGTCATCTGCTTTGATAAATGGCTCTTCATACCAAAGAGATTTGGCTGTTGAATCAAGAGACCTTCTGCCAATTCCTTTTTCGTCTGACCATTTCGTTGCCGCAGATAATGCTTCTTTTGCTGGTAAATCAATACGATAAACAGGTAATCTAGCCTTTGGGTCATCAAATCCTAAAGCAACAGCAGCAGCCCAAGTATGATGTCCGTCAATTACATAACCATCTGAAGAAACTAAAATGCGTTGTTCGTCGGGAACTACTCCGCCACTTGCTTTGTATTTTTCATAAATAGCACCAGAGCGAGAACCTGATACTTCTTTCTGCACTGGCTTAAGAATCTTGGGGTCAATTGAATCTTTCGTAGTCTTTGTTCCACTTTTTGCTAAATCTGACAAGAACTCATCTCTGCGTTCTGAAGGAACTTGTGGCATATCTTTTCTAGCAATACCTAAACCTTCACCACCAAATAGCATTGAACCTTCAACCTTGAGTTCTGTAATATCGGGGTGGTCTTCTAATTTAGCAAGACCGCTGAATAATGGACCTACATCTTTTTCGCCAACTGTTGGGCTACCACCAGCATTTATTTCATCTGCGATACTGCGGGCAAACTTACCGCTATGTGATTTCTGGTCATGTTTTCCTTGAAGATGTTTCTCAAGAGATTTATCAACTCCGCGTAAAATGCCTCTGACCCAACTAAATCCAGAGTCGCCACCCCAAGCGTCCCATGCTACTCTGCCACCACTGGGATAATTCTTCTCACCTCGGTTAAAACCTTCTGCCTTCTTATCCACTTCATGTCTAGAAAAAAAAGAGTTCATGCGTTTTATGGTTCTTAAACTAACAGGTCTTCTACCTGCTAACTGTGCTGCTCTTGCTCTACCTACATCTGTAAAACCACCGCCAGCCTTACCTTCTCGTATCCACTCTAATGCTCTTTTAGCATCTCTTGATACCGAAACTGGTGGAGTAAATGTATCTGTATCTGCTGCTTTATCTAACTTTTCCTTACTTGGATTAACAAGTATTTCTAATCCATCTCCCCATAGACCAAATGCAATTTTGAAATAATCTATCTCTCCGTCTTCCCATTTACCGATGATATCTTCAACCAACTCTTCTTCTCCGCTAAATAACTCTTCTAATTCAACACCATCTAGATTAAGTTCCGGGTCTATGATAACTTCTTTTTCAAACAGTTCCCCTTGGCTTAGGTCATATCCTCTTTTTGCTAATTCTGTAGTTATGTAATGGTGTGTGGCTAAACTCGTAGCATTGATCTCTGATTTACTTATCTTGTTTTGTAGGTTCAATAATGATTCAGTAGTTGCTTTCTGTATAGCGTCTGGAACATTGGCGTATAAAGCCCTTACATGTTTTGCCGCATCTTGCTTTGTGGCATGGCAAGCGACCATTTCGCCTGTGTCTGGTTTAATTACGGCAAACCCAGAGCAACCTTCTACATCACTCGCTACTTTATACGGCATGGCTTTATTCTATCGACTTTCATCTTGGGCTTCGGGTTCAACGCCAGTGAAGTCCTTTATTTCTTCTGCTTTACGGATTTTAGACTCACCTATTCTGCGAACAAGAAGGCGAGCACCTTCGGTCATTGATCCCGCAAATCTTTCGGCTTTACTCATCAGGTGTTTCCGCCGTTAAATCGATTATTTTCATATTTACTCCATACATAACTTTATCTTGAATATAGTCAACAGTATATGTAGTTCCTCGCGCCAAAACAATTTCAAACTCTTGACTATCTGGAATTAAAACACCTTTAGCGTCACTACCATCAATTCTAAGGATTGTTGCTGATTCTCCCTCTCTAATCCCGCCGATTACACCACCACTTGATTTTGAAAAACCTGCCGCAGTAATCGGATCGGTAGTTGTAGATTGGAACAAAGGCGAAACAAATGAATCACCAACTTTGAGATTATCAAGCCCCTCGGTTTGACCACGATACAAATAACCATCATAGTCAACTAGCGAAGCCATATTTTCGTCAAACTTATCGATTACAAATTGAGCATCTTCCGACGGCTCGCCACTGAGTAATCCTCCTTGAACTCGACGATAATTTTCGCCTTGCCATTGTTGGGCTGCTGATTGGAATTGTTCATCTTCCGTATAGTACGCAACTTTTTGTTGATATTCTCTGTAGTCGCTTCGACCTGCTTTTGTAGGAGTTAGGAATAGTCCAACACTTGTTTCGCCACTTCCACCGCCCCTGCCTCCCGCATGATTTTGTTGGTTATGTTTTCCAGGAGCATGTTTTTCTAAATAATTTTTCTCAAATCGCACAAGAACTGGCATTGCTATTTCTGTTTCCCTAATCTCGCTTGGTTCAATAGTGCTAATCACCTAATACTCCCTTATTTTCTGTTGAACCGATTGTGAATTTTAATAAATTTGCTTGTTGATTAAAACCTTCTGCTTCTAGTAAAGCAACCCAAGTTGAATACCATCTTAGGCTATGACCACCACCTGCTCTTCCTCTTTGTGGTGTATTTTCTTTTAGTTTCCAACTGCCTTCCATCATGTGTGCTGCTTCATGTAATAGTGAAATTTTAGTTGTGCCACGACTTCTAACGACAAATACTGGTATATCTTTATCTTTAAATGGACTATCGCTCGGTAAATTATTAGTTAATCCTGCTGCTACCGCTGCCTCTATTGACTTGCCCTTAAATTGCTTATCTCCATCACTACTGGTAGAAAATACTCTATTACCATAACCATACTTGTTTAATACTTCTGTCATATAATCATCACACTCGTCTGGTGTAAGTAAAACTTGATCCTTGTTCAAATTATCAAATACTAAACCTGCTCCTCTTTCTATATTCTGATTATCAACACCATCTTCATCGTCAATCCAATTTACATTTTCCCAAAGATTGTAAGTTTTACCATTTGGAAGTGTCGCTGTTCCTGCTGGTTTATTTATATCTATATTCTTTGGTCCTGCCCCACCACCACCTTTGCCACCATGAGTTTTCTGGTCGTGTTTTCCCGGTAGGTGTTTCACTAACCACCAAGACTCTGCTTCTTTTCTTAACTTAGTTCCTAATCTTGAAGCCCTACCATTACAAGAGCGACATAATACTCTTAGATTCTTTCGGTCATATTTGGCTCCACCATCTTTCAATCTTTTCTTGTGGTCGACTGTGAGGTCTGATTTACTTCCGCATCGCTGGCACTTGCCTATTCTTCTTTTCATTTCATTTGCTATTTTGCGCCATCTATAATCGTAGTTGCGCCAAGTTTCTTCGCCGTCAGCAAATCGATAATATCTTTTTTCAACAACCTTTTCAAAGACTGGGTCTGCTGGAACAATAACTGCTGTACATCTACAGTTTGGGTGATTAGTTGGCATAACATCACCAGTAGGGAATGCTTCTTCCCAGTCAATGGTCACATTGTGTAATGGTCCACAAACAGAGCAAACTCTTTCATCTTGTGCGGTTTTCCATCTTTTTTGACTACCAGTAGGTAATAATCCTTGAGCGTCTGCTTCTACCCAAGAAAGATAGCGACCAGCGTTGGCAGCATTAACAGTTTCCGTTCTGGCAATTCTTGTAGCCCTCTGAACTAACAGTCTATCTCGATATTCCTTACTTAACTTAGTTACTATTTTAACAGCCTCTTCATAACCATAACCCTCTTCTAATAAATCGTTAAGATTCTTCTCATAGAAGTTACCTAGTGCTTTTGCTTGCCGAGCATCTAATCCTACAATTTTAGTTATTCTATCGATTACTTCTTCTCTCTTAAGTTGGGTTTTAAGACTGCGAGCAATAGTTTCTGCAACTGCTTTCTGTGTTTCTTTAGTTATGCCAAGTATTCTTGCTCCTGCTCTTTTCTGCGCCCATGCTATTGCTCTTGGGTCTTGGGCGGTAAATGAAGATTCAATTCTTATTCTTTTGGGTAAACTCTTGGCACTGATATTTGCAGATGACGCAACTTGTTGTGCTAACTTTGGAACTGTTTTATCTAGCGAGGTAATAAAGTCTCGCCACCGAAATGCGATAGCAGCGTCCATTGGGTTACCTGCTTCAACTGCTTCTCTTATTGTTCTTAATACTGAAGAATTATCTAAGTCTTTGGGCATGGAAGATAAAGCCTTGTAGTAAATATCATATATTTCTTGCTCGTATTTATTTAATTTTGCGGTTGGGCTGCGAAGAACTGGGTCGTTTCTTTTTCTTGCCTTGGTGATAAATGGCATAACTAATAACGCTCTGCGTTTCTAGTCGTCATCGCCATCGTATGGTTCTTTTGTGTCTAATGCTGGCTCTTCGCTACCTCTATCTGCTTCTGGCTCTTCAGTTTCTTGTCCAAAGTCTAAATCATTATCTTTGCGACTAGCCATAGGTAGACCACCAAGACCTCGTAGATACTCTTCCATATCTTCGTCTGGAGTAATTACACCAGCAGTTGTTAGTTTGGCTACATAATCTGCTATCTCGGTCAAATCAACATGGCTGACATCTGAATAAGTTAATTCAGGAGTGCTTCCAATTTTCATACCATTCATTTTAAGTAAGCGAGGTATGGCATGATAGTTAATTGTTTCGGCAATAGATTTACAGATAGCCTCAACTGCCATTGTCCATAAATCAATCTTGCTGCTACCCAAAGCAAATGAACCAACTCTTTCATGACCTAATAAAATAAAGTCTGATAAAACAGACATGGCAATTCTTTGGTCATATCTTGATATAACTTTATCTGTATCAAATTGCCTTGATCCACCAGAGTTCAGTAACTCTAGCGAAAACATCTTATTACCTCTGTCGTCAAATACTAATGGAAATACAACACCTTCTTGTTCATTTCTTTTTACATTTTGAACAATGCTAACAATGCTGTCTTTCACTGCTTGTTGGTCTGCTGTTGCGGTAGAACTTAAATATTCTGGTGGTATGTAAGCAATAGGTAGTCCTGCTAAATCTCTTTCTATACCGATTGCTTCCATTTCTTCAATGCGTCTCTTAAAATACCATGGGCGATAAGCAGTTCTTAATAATGATTTACCTTCTGGATTATTCTTCTGTGTTGTTGTTCTAAACAGTAATGCTTTGTCGATAGGTATTCTATGTATGCCAGCACCATAGGGATCAATCTGTTCAAATCCTTGAATACCACCATCAGCATCAAACAGCCAGTTGTTATGTGTCTCTTGTGCTCTAATTGGCCATTTACGCCAACCTATTTTTCCGTCACTGAAATTTGATCTACGAGTAGGGTCATCTGTTGCCATACCATCTCGTATTTTGTAAACTATTTCATGGAAAGCATATCCATAAACTAACATAGATAAAATTGAAGATATAGTGCTATCCCATGAATCACTCATGTCATACAAGCACTGCTCTATAAACTCTGCTGTTTCTCTATCTTCTTCCTTATCGCTGACTGGTTCAACAGTCCATTCAAGTCTTAGAATAATCTTTTCTATGGCGTAAAGAATTGAGCCAATTACTGGATCGTTCTCAGACATTTCACGATAAACTTTTGCGCCACGACGACCACGCAGTGATACTAAGAATTCTTCATAAACTGTTCCACCAGTTCTTCTTAAACCAGTGGTACCAATTTCTGTTAAGTCGGGTCTCTTTGGCATTTACATTTCACCTATCCGTATCATCGGTAATATCATCAAAGTCATCTTCCCTTACTATCATCTTACTCGTTATGTATAGTGCTTGGTTCTCTGTGAAGCCAGAAGCCACCAAAGAGGTAAACATTTCATGTAGTGCTGTTGCTAGTTGTGCTAATGGGCTAAGCGGACTATCCCATTTACGAAACTCGGTCATCAGTCACCTCATCTACTTCCTCATTATACCTGCCTGCTCCTACTTTACCCCTCTGTGAAGGCGCAAACAAAGCGTCAAGGTATATTGGCTCGGCTTTTATTTTGAGTTTCTTTCGAATACCACTTCTCTCTCTTTCTGTTTTACCGCCCCATATTCCAGTAACATCGTTCTGTAATGCGTAATTTAAGCAATCTTTTACCCATAAACACTTTGAACAAAGAGTTTTTGCTACTCTACCTGTCTGTCTATCTGCTGTTGGGAACCAAAGGTCTGGGTCTGTTTGTGCACATAATTGAGAGCCATCAAACTCTGGGTAGCGGTTCAACAAAATTCATACCAACTCTGGCTGTTTTATTTTCATGGCTTCTATTTCACGACTGTATTTTTCAAGCGAGGTAGCCAGTGTTGCTGCCGTTAATAACCCTTCTATTTGCTTGATTTCGGTGTCGGAATAAGACAACATTCTCTCCCGAGTGCGCTTTAATGCTCGGTCAAGTTCTTTGATGACAATTCCGTTCATATCTAATAGTGTAGGGTATGAAGTGACTACTTGGTCAAGGGAGGGATTAATGTTTAAGAAACTATTGTCGCAAAATAGTGAATTAAGACCTGACGGTATCTATAACTGGAGTTTACCTGCCTTTGCTATAAAACTAACAGACGGAACTAATTTTAATGTTTGCCCAAGCGCAGGGGCTTGTGCTTCGTTCTGTTATGCTAGAAATGGTACTTATCTTTTTAGTAATGTAAAAAGTAGGCATATTAAGAATTTAGAATATACTCTATACCACCTTGAAGAGTGGAAAGCACAAATGCTACTTGAGGTTCAGCAAAAGAAAATGAAAGGAAAGCATGTCAGGATACACGATTCTGGAGATTTTTACAGCGACGATTATCTCCTTGCTTGGGTGGATATTGCTCGGCAAACTCCTGAAGTAAATTTCTATGCCTACACGAAAGAGGTTAGTCGTTTCAAGAAATTGGTAGAACCTAACTGTCCTGAAAACTTTCGATACTTATATTCTATGGGTGGTAAGGAAGACCACTTGATTAACAAAGAACTTGATCGCCATGCCGATGTGTTCCCTGACGATGCTGCAATACTTGACGCAGGATATATGAACCAAGAGGCTTCTGATTTATTGGCAATAACATTACCCACAACTAAGATAGGCATACCTGCTAATAATATAAAACACTTTAATAAGAAAATGAACAGGCGTACTTTTTCAGAGTTACAGACGGAAAGAGATCAATTGAAAGAAAGGAAACTTAGTCATGGTTAGTTGGGTGTCTTTAATTTTAAGTATCTTTGCTTTTATGTTTAGTGTTACTGCTTTGTGTGTATCTATTTGGATTTATTTCAAGGGTGGGCATATTAAAACTTTAGAACCCGATGAGTTGTTTGATGCCCTACTTGAAGAAAATGACGCAAGTATATTATTCAAAGAAGGACCATGGGACGATTAGTTTTTCCACCACTTATGGGCTACGAAAATAATGTAGAAACGCACAAACTGAATAGTTATACTTTTATCCCAACTGTGGAATTGTATTGCTAATCCCCAATTATCTGTTATTCCCTTAAAAACTTTCATGGCTATCTCTCATTGCCCTTTCTTCTTGAATCATACCCAATGTCAAGAAATATCCTATACCATCAACAACATTATCTAACTTGGGTGTATTCGTTTGTCTGCTAATTTTAATTCCAACCATACATAGTGCTACCTGCTCTGCTGTAACCCTCACTCCAAGTATTGCTTCCCATATCTTTCCTGCTCTCGTGAAATCATCAAGTGGGTGTCCGTATGAATCTTGTCTATCTCCTGTTACCAGATCGGCAGCATATGAAGCAATATCTCTTGGGTCGTTCATAATTTAACCTCCATTACATTCTCGGTATAGACCAGTCATTGATTTGGGTGAGCGATAGGGGAACTGTTCCTGCCAGTGTTTGATAATTACCACTTAATTCTGTTAGTGCCCAAACTAAAGCATCTAATCTATCTGGTGATGTCCTAGAGTCTGGTGTCCAAAGAACCATTTGGTCTTCTAACTGTGGAAAGCCTCCTACATGGTGAACCCTACCTTGTTCATAGAGTGCTGATATTGGTTCTGCTCTTGTAGATTTATTTCGTGTCGCATGAACTTTCTTGACTGGCGCACTCCTATCTACCTGTTGTATAACCATAGCAACCATGTCTCCGCCATTATTCACTTCCGCAATTATTCTGTCTGCTCTCCATCTTGTATATGCTTGAAGTGCT